ATTCTTTTAGAGTCATACATATGATATAAATTTATAAGTGAAGAGTAGCGGACTCGAACCGCTCCATTTGAATACATGCTAGTTAGCATTTGTATTAGGCCCATTCACACATCTGCTTTTTCTTTATTAATCTATCCCATCTTGTACGGCACCCGTACAACATTCCCTAATAAAGAAATTATGTGCTTACTCTTCTCCACCTTTAAAATACCCCCTGTGTGGTCAGTGCCAGCCTACGATCTGGTTCTCTTGGTGCGCTATTATTGAAGTATTTATCAATATGCTAAGCGTGAGAAGTCTTCGTTCTATCGTACGAATAGAATTATATTTTAAAATGGTAATCCATTAGGATTATCATTGTTTGTGTTATCTAAAGTTCCATCTACTACGGTAAATGAATTATTAGATAATAGTGGATTTGGATTTGATTGTTCAAAATCAGCAATTACTGGTTTCTCAAATTGATCAATATTCAACTTGACAATAACAGACTCATTTTTATCAACAATCGTCATCGGTTCAATAAATCTATATTTTGCATACTTCGGTAGAGTAGTATAACCACTATTATTATATACTACTTTAATACGAAGTAATGTAGACTTATCTGCATTGTTAAGCTTTTCAGCTACCCAAGTAATAAATTCCTTAAAGCTTTCGCCATTAAAGACTCTATCTTCAGGATTTGGATAATAACATTCAAGAATCTGGTCAATTCTTGCAAACTGATTATCACATTTTCTTTGCAAATCTTCATCGGACATATTGTCTGATTTAGACGGTTCCCACTCTGTATGAGTCATAAATTTACCATCTTTTGCAACGAATTTAAACTCAATAAAATTATTACCATTAAGAGACTTATCTACTCTAATTGATTCTAATACTACATTGTCATGGATACCAGCTGCTAAATATGCAATATCTTTTTTCTGGATAGCTTGTGCTCTTTGTGAACTATAAATCATCTTCTTCTATGTTTTGGTTATTCTTGGTCTGGCAAATAAATTTTATCCCAATATACTGAGATTTTTCCTTCGTCATCACTTTCTGCGATAACAATATTTTGACCTCTTAGGTGTGGAGCTCTTGCTTCAATAGTAATATTCTCCCCACCTTTAAAGGATGCAATGGTTTGGTTCTTCTTTCTAGAAATATATGCGATAGCATCTGCTTCTCCACATATTATATTACTTAACTTTCCAGCTAAGTCTAATTCCATTTCTGAAAGTTCTTCACCATCTTTGTTTACAAGTTTATCCTTAGTATGACCTATCAGGATAAAATTTTCGCAAAGTTCTCTAAACATATCTAATACTTTACGTACGGCTTGTCTTACATAAAACCAGCCACCGCCTTGCGGCAGTAATCGTACGTCTCCTTTATAACTCTTCCCCATCGGAGTTTGATTATATAAAGTGAGAGCATATGATAACGTAATTTCTTCCAAACGTGTTGCGTTATCGATCGTGATATATTTGTAGAAATATCCATTACATTCTTTATTCTTTTGTCTAATGGCATTAGCTATTTCACCTAAATCATTAATATTTCTAGCTTGTACTGCTAAGCAATCAATAAATTCAGATCCACCTTCTAAATCAATAATTAAATTATTTTCTAGATGTGCTGCTAATGTAGTTTTACCAGATTTCTCTTGTATTCTATACAATTCGCTACATTGTATACGTTCTCTTATGAACTGCTACATATCACTATGTAGGATAGACTATATCACCATCTTTATAATAAAGATGTTCCCCACTTCCATCTACAATCGCTTTAGATGTACTCTCTTTCGAGATAGTCGTTGAACTTTCTTTATGATTTAAATATATTTTTTTAATTTGTTCTAGAAAAAATGGTAGAGTTAAATCCATTTTCATTCTATTACAAGAACCACAACAAGGTACACAGTTATCTATAGAATATTCTTTAGAATTATCAAGCCTATCTATACCTAAACAGCGTTCTTTATTACAATAAAAACACGGTTTAGAACATAAATCATTAACTTGCTCTAAAGTTAAATTAAATGGAATGTTTCTATTTAATGCGTTACATTTAAAATGAATATATTTATAACGAATATCTTTAGGTAATAAATTTGAATATTTCTTTCTAAAATTTTCACTTCTCCATTTACCCATACATTTTGAACATCCTATTCTATTAGGATATAATCCATCGTTTCTTACTTTAATTTTTCTATTACAAGATGTGCAAGTTCCAATAAAGTATATTCTATTAGGTTTAGATAAATCTATATCTTCTATTTTTATAGATCCTATAGTTTTACCTATGTATGTTTTATATTTATTTATAGTAGTTTCTTTTATCATAAAGCTTAGCTGCTGATTGTTTTATAATATCCGTTTTTTGTTTTTAAAACGTAAAATATTATAAAAGGTTCCAGCAATTCGAGGAATTTGCATAATATATTGCTATATTATGGCCCAAATTTCAGGCTTACCAAAAAAGATAAGAAATCTTGGATTTCTCACCTTTGCTTTAATTTTCTCAGTAGGTAATACTATCATAATGTTAGTTTATCTACTTCTCAGAAAACTTTGAAAGAATTTGATATAGTTTGAAAAATTTTGTAAAAATTCTGAAAAGATTTGTTATAAGTTAAGTTACGCTGCAATTTCTAATGAATTAATATTCATTGAGATATTGTAAAGAATAATACGATCCTTCTTAGGAAGATCATTAAAGAATGATGAATTTGTAAACTTCGGAATCAATCGAGAACCTACTTGGATATAATTACCATGAATCTTAACCGGAATATCACCAATCTTAAAATCATAGGAGGGATTCTCCGTATAGTAAATATAATCAAACAAGCGAGAAGCTGCTTTATTCCATTCTAGATTCAATGCTTCCGGAGTAATATCCAAAATTGTATAATTCTCATACGGAGCATTATCCAATGTCAAAATTGTATACTTGTTATCATTCTTATTAGCCCACGGAAAGATAGATTTAATCTTATCCAAGATACTAATTGTATAATCATTCTTCTTAGAAGAAGTAGTTGTCGTAAAATACTTACTCAAATCAATCGTATAGTCAAGATTTGTGTTATTCTTTGCCGTGTTGTTTACTGTATTATATTTGTATGTCATAATTCGCCTTTATTTAACCAAGATTAATAAAAATCCTATCTATAACTCAATTAGGTTGTTATATTTCAGGTCATTCTCAAATTCAAGTATTGCTAACTCTCCTTCTCTTACTTTAAGAAAATGAAGATATACTTTATTCTGTACAGGTAGTCGTTGAGGACCATATGCTGTTATACCTAAAGTTTCAGGTCGAGATAAAACAGCTATAACATCACTGCCTTGGAATACAGAATCAGATGATGATAAATCGCTTCGCATCGGATAGTGACTCGATGGATTATTAATTCTATCAATATTTTCTATATTACGATTCATCTGAGATAATTGTATGATACTTGTCATACCAACTTTCTTTGCTTTGATAAATACTCTTTCGAGTTCAGATATAATCATTCTTTCATCTTTATAGTTATCACTATTTACTAATAAAGTATGATCCAGAATAACTATTAACCATTTATCCTTAGCAATCGTATTTTGAAAATATGTAATTGTATCGTCTATCTTTTGTACTGTAGCTGCATCATCCACATAATATATAGGATAATCTTTAAGAGATTCTGCAGTTTCCTCAACTAAGTTAAGTTCAGTATCAGAAAGATCTTCTGATGCCGAGTACAATTGTGTAGTTGTTTGACGCAACTTGTTAGATAGTTTTCTTCCTACTTGTGCACGGCTAAGCATTTCAAATGAGAAAGAAAGTACGATCAATTCTTTGTTAGAATTAAGTTCAATTAAATCAGTTTCGAGTGTATTTACAAACGAAGACTTACCAGTTCCTGATGCTCCTACAATTGTATAAACACAACCAGGTTCAATCCCACCACAACACATTTCATTGAATTTATTCCACCTACTTTTAAGTGGTTCAATTTCATGGTTTTTGCGTCTTCGTATATATGTAACAGCTTCACTTGCAGCTGTAGATATATGTTTAAATGGTAGCGGATTAACGTAATTTTGTTCCATACAACATAGTAGTTTCAGGTTGGTTAATATTCATTTGCTCTTCAATTAATTCCCATTCATGTGAAGTAAGCCATTTCCACATAGTTTTCATATAACCAAGCTTACCAGTCATTGCTTTATCGGAAAGCTCAAAATTCAAAGCGGTTATGATTCTATTGTGAAGATCAGGGTTGCCTTTAACTAGTTTGTTATAATACTCTCTACATTTCTTAATATTACTTCTAAGAAAGCCTTTAGTTCCATCTGGTCTACTAACCATTATTGGATATAATGTATAAAATTGCTCAAAAAGTATATCTTTAGGAGTTAATTTATCTACTAATTCCTTAGTAGGTTTATACACTAACTTTTTACTATCATCTTTCTTCTGAATAAGATTTCTGTCGATTAAGTCTTGTATTTCACTATCACTGACCAGGCGAATAAGTGGTGTGATACCTTGATGGGATTTTTGATTCTTATCTAATACAAGACTTAAAAATACTAACTGATTAATTGATATATTGTCTATTATTTCTAATAAACTTGTATCTAGTTCAATGATCATGCTCTTAAAAATTTTAAAAGCTTGTCAAAGATTTGTTATTTTCTGCCAATTTTTGTTAAAAGTTAAACAAGCTTAACTGTCTAGGTTTTAATTGTTCAATCACTTTAACACATTGAGTAATATAATATTGATAATCAACATCATATATACTCTGGAATGTTTCTCCTTGAGAATATTTCCATTGAAGATCTTCATCAGAATATAGTCGATTATGAAGTTTTACTCCATGACCTTTTAGCATATTATGATATGATCTTTTTCCAGTCTCATCTAATTTCCATTTCCATAAGTAATATCCACTATTACTAACGTAAAATCGATTAGTTCTCTGTTGAATTTGTTCATTATACTCAACTGTCCACTGTTTACCAGTCTTCTCAGCTTGTAAGAATTTACGTATATCTCTACATGATTTAATCGTATCTTCTACCGGAGTATTATAAACAAAATAGTTAATAATTGCTTCGGGTATTATTTTAGGTTGTAATCCTCTTCCTAATTCAATATCAGTCAGAAAGAATCCTTTCTTCTTAATATTTCCATCAGATTCTACTCCAAAATAATCATTTATTGCTAACTGATAAAATGAAGTAAACTGTTCTGTTTCTAGAGTAAGCTTAGTAAGCTCTTCCCATTCTTTTAGTACTTGTTGTAATTTATCATATTTGTCCTTTTTTATCTTATATAAGATACCATCAGTATTAATCTGATATAACTTACATCCTAGATCTAAAAGTCTCTCAGCAAGCATTAAAAGTAGCAATTGACCGTTAATTCGTACTTGCATAATAGAAAATGGTGCATATAACCAAGATACTTCTTGTTGCATTTTCCCAGTTACTCCATTAAGCATATACTTGTACGTTTCATTTTTATTTTTTTGTTTTGTTCTCTTAAATTCTAGTCTTTCCTGAATAATTTCAGGATATACCTCTTTAAGAATGGATTTTAATTTGGGTGGATATAGTTCATATACTGCAATTAAACTTGGGTATAGTGAATTAACATCAGAATCTAATAATAATTCATCTTCATTACATTTAATTGAACAGCAACCATTGTCACCATGTATACCTCCGACTCCAATAGTTACTTCCATTCCACCAAATATAAAAGTATTAATATAACCTTTTCTACCTGGAGACACATTGTGTTGATTTTTCATATCTTGCAATGCTTTCTGAAGTACTGGAGTATTAAACTTTATAAAAGGAAATATAACTTTTTCTAGATCTATACGATCCATAGGAGATTTCATATTCTCTAACTGATCTCTAGTGAAACCAGATTTTTGCATTACCTTTAATTGTAATAATTTATCTCCTAAATTTACTCTATCTAGACTTAAACATGGTAATCCAAAATCTCTTTCAGTTTCTACTCGTATATCTAATAGTTTTTCACATCGATATAAAAGTTCTTCAGTAGATTCCACATCATTAATATTATATGATATTAATCTATCCATATCCTTCTCTGGGAGATCTTGTTTCCAATCGACTACAAATTCTTCTACGTTTTTGTATTGCATGGTTACTTGCATCTCTTTTAAAGATACACGTAATGCTTTAGAGAACAACATTGTTAATAAGTCAATTGATAGAAAATTCTTAGTATATTTATACTCTTTCCATAATTCAAAATTAGAGTTTTTGTCTATTACAATTTGACTCATTCTGAATATAGATTCAGTTATTTCTCTTGTACTAAAGAATTCAAAATATCTTTTTCTATATAAAGAAAAGATATAATTTAATACTGGATTATCATAATGATGATTATTATAACCAACATAATAACAATCCTGAGTAAAGTAATCAAGGAGATCTTGAATATCTACTTTTCTAGAAGATATTTCAAATACTTTAATTACTCCTGTTTCTGTATTCTTACAAGTACAAGTAAATATGTTCTTAAGAACTTCAATATCAAAGACTATACAGGTTTTGTCTTTAATTTTCATAGCTATAATTTGTGTAACACGTCTTGGATTCGAACCAAGTTCCTATATAAGCGCTTATATAGACTACCAACTTTTCCCTTATAGTTTCGGATTATTTACGTGTTATATTGTGCGTTGAACAGACGCACCCCTGTTTCATAGACGAATATCAGCTTACGCTGCAGTTTTATCCTGTTTTTGTAAACGAGTAATAGTAACTCCATCAATCTCTCGATACTTAGAGTTAACCATTTCCATAATACATACTTCAGGATTATCCGAATCATAAATAAAGTATCCTACTACTTTATTAGATTCTTTTTCCATCATTTTGTTAAAAGAATATTTTACAATATCTTTTAACTTATCTGGAAGACAGACAATAGCACCAACTCTATCTCCAGTAAGAGATGGTTGGTCGATATATTGGGTTCTCACAATATAACGATGTTTACTACTATCTTGTTTTTTTGGTTGTTCGACAATAGGTCGAACTTCCACTTTGTTCTTTACTTTAGGTAATTGTATACCACCCTTAGAAAGGTACATTTGACGTCGTTGAAGTTTCTTTTCATTACGACGTTCTTGTGCCAGTTTAAAATGCTCAAGATCTTTCAATGTCTTTTGTTTCTGAGTAAGTTCTACTCGTTGAAGTTTATCCATACGAGCTTTACGTTTCTCAGCAAGCATATTTAAACGCTCTTGTTCTGATTTCTTTCTTTTCTCCTGTCGTGCTTGATACGCTTTAGGATCTGCTGCTATTTCAGAAGCTTGTTTTTGCATTTCTGCTTTGTAAGCTAGATAACCAGCTTTTCTAGCTTCTGCGGCAATTTTCTCTTTTTCTTCTTTAGTTATATGCTTTGTCTTATCCTTAATTTCTTTATGGTGGATAAGTTTAATTGCACGTTTTTTGTTACGCTCAATTCGCTCTTCTTTAGTAAGCTTTTGTCGCTTAGGATTGAAATCTTCGAATTTTGTCTCCTTAGCAATCATTTTCTCATCGTGTTTTTCCTCGATTGCTTTATCGATAGCTTTCTGCTTCTTAGAGGTATCTTTAGTAGGAATACTAGAATGAATCTGAGAAAGTTTCTTTGCTTTCTCTTCTCGTTTCTTTAAAGCTGCTTCTTTACGTTTTTTAGCAGCTTCTGCTTTAAGTTCTTCCTTTCTAGTCTCCCAAGCTTTCTCTTGTTCTTCTTTAGCAATTGCTTTACTAAGAATACGATCAGCAAGTGCATTTGCATTTGCAATAATTTTCTCTTTAAGTGCTTTTACTTTATCTAAAGAGGATATTTTCTTTTCTGTAGATTTGATATCTTTAGTTTTCATAAATTTTGATAATTTTAATGTTAGTAAATAAGTTTTCGAGACTTGTGATTCGTCCGGGATTCGAACCCGACTTGCCAAACTCTTGTTCCTACTTAAAGGGAGCGACAAATCTTCCTTTTTATGCTGCCAAATACATGTATGCTCCGCTAGTATCTAACTCAGCTGCATCATTAAAGTCAGCAAGTTTCTTTTTTAGGCCATTAATCTCCAACTGAAGATTATTACGAAGTTTATTTAGATAATCACGAGTAAGTTCCTCATTCTGCTTAAGATTCTTCTTACCCTTCTTCATCTTTAGGGTAGGATTAATCGTTGACTTCTCAATAATAATACCTAGTTGAACAAATTGTTCATTCTTCTCTGATAACTCAAAGATAATAGGATAAATACTATCTTTCGGAAAATCGCTACGTGATTTAAAACCGATATTGATACAAAACTGATCTAGCTTTGTCTGAATACGATCTATAGCTTTTTTATTAATATCATCTAATAATGCTTTCATATCATAATGACGTTTGAACCCATTCTCAACTAAGTTCTCTGTTCGAATGATCATCCAGTTATTAGTGATATCTTTATTTAACTTCTCTAGCTTTGCCTTAATTTCTGTTGATTTAATTTTCATATACAAATTGATTTTAAATTGTTAAACATCTATTTATATACTTGAATTATCAACTACCTGTGAGGGCGTATTCATCATCGATAATGACATCCTCTTCTTATTCTCGAGGCTAGCCAACCCACTTAGCATGTTATTATACATACCGTATTACGCCCATGTTATGGTAGAGAAATTAACTCATCTCTTTCTCTACCAGGAAATATCTTGAGTAATGTGTAATATCTATTCATCATTCATCACAGAATATAATTACCATTACTTATGATTTTCGATTTTATGGACGACGGAATAATACTTGCGATGGATTTGAAAAATCCACTACAACAGCTTGACCAGAATTGTCTTTTACTAATACTCCATTTATTAAAACATTTTTTCGATTAGGAACTCCTTTCTCAACTGTAGAGTTCTCCTCAGTCATTGTTTTAATATCTGAAGCTAATACAAAACGATATGCAACAAAAATTGCAGATATAGCCAAACTATAATTTCCATCTTTATAATAATTTGAGAAACGATCACACATATCTTTATATGCATCATCATTTCGACCACTACCCATACCGGTTATTATCTTAATTAATCTAAGACAAATTGTCTCAGGATTAAGTACATATTCTCCACCAAATAGGCGATTTAACCATGAAATACTCGTTTTACCAAGTGTTATCGATCCATCTTTATTGACTTTCTTATATTTTGCTACTTGCTTTTCATCTGTAAGTAGCAATTGATCTACAAGAATAGGATCACTAAACATGTAAGTTAAATCTCTAAACGCCCACGGACTTATAGTAAATCCCTGCTCGGACATAGTAATTAGATATTAACGTCAATACCTAACTCTTTCATCCGAGTCCGACAAGCTGTAGCCTCAAGCTCATTTGCCTCGGCTAAAGTTCCACAGAACTTCATCTGAGCATTCAAGAAGCTCTGAAGTACGTTCTTCTCATCCCGGTTAAGGGCCATAACTTCCGGTACTAATTTAACATAGTCTACAAAGATAGTAATTTCTTCTTTGTTAGACCGTTCGTACTTCTCAATTGCTGCTTTAACAGTAGAAGCCGATGGTACTGGAATAACTTTCGTAATGTCGTCAATATTGGCGATATCGAGCCGTAATTTCGGATCTTTATTGAACTGAACTTTACGTTCGTTACTCATTGATTCTACTAACTCGACTGAAGTTACCTCTATCGGTCGAATTGAGTATAGATAAATGGGTCGACTTAAAGTTAATGCACCATTCTTTTTATCTTCTGAATAATTTGTATCTACTGGGTTCCGTTCTACTACTAAAATATATTTACCCAGAGTTGCGCCACATTGTGCGGCATTAATACGCATATAATCCATAATTTGTTTCCTCCTTGATTTCGTGGTTGATTCCACCAACGAAACATTTAAATTGTTTTTAAAAGATTAATAAACTCAAATAAAATAAAAGAACTTCTTTACTGGAGTATTTCCTAAATAGGGGATGTTGTTGCCCAGGTGCCTGTTATCTTATCGCCTACGTCAATTCAATGACTACTCCTTGAAATTATTCTTTATACTTGATAAGCTTGTTGGATTCTATTTCACTCTGTAATTCTGCTATTGCTATTACTCTAGCACTCCATAGAGACACATTTAAATAGATACTTCCTCTTCTTAAATGACACTTTTTCATCTAGTGCATTATGGAACTAGTCTTACTCTAGAATTATCCAATTATACTTTTCATATTAACTAATGAAGGTTCGTGTCATGACTAACTGTCCCTTACGCTTGCCCAACATCAGACTAATGAGATCTTACGACATTAATTAATAAGTCACAAGATCAATACGTTTTTTACTATCTTCTACCGCTGTATATTGATAGGGATATGCACATGCTACTAGTTCTTATACATTTCTAGGCTTCTCTAGCAAACGTTATATCTTTGTCAATACAAATATACTATTACTAGTATGTGTGTCTTAAATTGGCTTAAACACACTGATAAGATATAATAAACCACATAGGATTACTTTATCGAATATTCCACATATACGGTCGTTTTAGGAACGTTACCAAACCCAACACTTCTAGTCTTTTCACCCTAAAGTGGTTGCCACTCTATTCTTTCATATGCAGTATACTGCCCATATGACCTTTTCGAGGATTTTTCTGTTTTACAAGCTCGAATATTGAGGACTTTCACCTACTTTCCATTTACTCTTACTTACAAATAGGTCTATAAGTATTAGTTCATTTTCAGTCACTCTTAAAGATTTATAAGTTTCAATGAAACGCTTTATACCGATCATATGATTTATCATCATACTCTAGTATTCATGCACGAAGCAATAACGGTTGGCTTGTTGAGGGCGCAGTCAGAAAATGGTTTACCTTATCCTACAAATGATAGGCTTTTCCTAGCGAGGACTTCCTCAAATTTTATTTTAACTCGGGATTTTGGTCCCTACGGTGTTAAACATGTTAATACTCTCTAATATTCTTTATTTAAGAGGAAATATGACTCTCGGGCCAGTGGTGAATCTTTGGATTCAGTAGCTCTATGTTAATAGACTTGAACTTAGCCCATTGACTTTACAAAAGCCCTACTTTCGTTATATATTTTAAAGAAAGCATACTAAACTTTGCAGGTTTCTCGGATATCAACCGACGGACTCTGTTAGCCGACGTCAAAAACTTTATATTAGGTAAGTCAAACCTGTTTTAGATGCATACAGTGTTACTGTATTACAATCTTGCCAAGAATTGTTCTAAAACTTGGATTAACGTTTTGGTACGCTTCACCAAACCTCTGCGTTTCCATTTATTATCGTGATATAACTCATGCAGTAAACACAATCACGTTGATACTAATAGTTCTATAAAGTATAGGTTTGGCACCTAATCCGGATAATCTGTCATACTATTTATAGAAATAAGTCTCGAATTCATTTCTATTTCCTAGTATGGATCATAGCCACTCAGCCATATGAATCCTTAGTAATAACACCAACTGTTGACCTTTACTTCTAAGAGTAAAAGTTGTAGTAATTGATTCTACTTTCTTTGGATTCGTAGCACCTTATAGCACCCTCTATTAAATATCTAATCTCCTTCATAACTACACTTCCCCTATATTCTTTCATATAGGTGTTTCAGCACTAATGTAGTGAACACTGAGATAGCAAATTTATTTAACCTATCCAAATTAATTAAAGTGGATTTAGTAAGGTAGCTTTGGACACTACCCGGAACTTAGTCAGTTCTTTGTTGAGTAATTCTATCACCCTTTGTGATAGTTGCAGTTGCTGTTTAAAGTCCCTTCTTGATTTCAGGATTGGTTTCCTCCACGGACTTCTAATGAAGTTTACTATTGTCTTTACTCTAAGACTTAATAATTACATTGTCACCTATAATTATTAATAGCTGCTGAAGCAGACTCCATATATCGTTTATCTTCTACGTTTCCCTACTTTATCGGTAAGCGTATCGAAGTGTCTTCTCTTAGTATATTCGCCAGACGGTTCTCAATATCTATAGAATGGATTGATATCTACACTATTCCATTTTCTTATTAACTTTTCTAGAGTAAAAGGATATACTCATTAATAAGTTATCATATTACCTTTTGAATTGCGTGTTAGCGCTATCATATTCTCATATCCTGTTTTCCTTGTCTATATTATGCGATTCGTTGATCAGACTTGTCCAAACATAATATACGCTGTCTTATTGCTTTTTAAGTGTACAGCTACAATACCACTCTCCTTCTTCTTACTACGGGTAAGGAGTCGTTTGACCCGACAGCTTTTATCTTTAACTGTTATGTTATACACCATGCAAAAAGTAAACACATTATAAAGAAGATAATTAAGCCTACAAATGCTAATTTATCTAATGTATTATTATTTGCTTTCATCTCTCTACGCTTTTAGGAATCTGAACATCTGGTACGTGAAAGCGAGGAGTAGGTAGAGTAAACATTACTACTTTCTCCAGATATTCAGTTTTTGTTTCATATTCTTTCCTTTCTTTAACTGGTTTCTTTACTACCTTTTCCACGATTTTCGTGGGGTGATTAATGGTGACATCAATGTTAGCGATCGGCATATCGCTTTTTACATTGGAAACACCTTTATTAAGATCAATCTCTAAGGACAAATTGCCCTTAGGATCGAACTTTAATGCGGGCAAGTCAAGTGGTTTTACTTGGTCTGCCCGAACCTCTTCTACTTGAAAGAAGTTCGTATTATAGGATAATAATATACCTACAATAGCAAATGACACGTATGTAAGTAAATTGCCATGTCTACTCATTTTGATAATGATTTATAGTTATTTACTTCTTCTCTTCCATCGGTTTCTCGTCTTTCTTAGGATCTGCAGTTTCCTCAGATTTCGGAGTTTCCTTAGGATATTCGCTTTCTGTATATAGATCGAAGGCTGCATCCTTGTCTACGTACATGTTACGAATTTCGATCATTTTATTTGTTGCATTGAGCATGAACTTCGGATCTGCCATAGGAACTTCGGTCTTATAGGCTTCATAGAATTTGTTCATGATCTTCTTAGCGAGTCCTACTTCATATGATTTAGGATCGTCAGTATTAACAACTAATTTACTTAGTTGCGGTACTTGTAAGAAGAAATCTCGAGTAGGCTCAAGGATTCCATTCTTAACTGCTGTAGTATCATCGATTGGTTGCTTAGAATCCGCATTACGAACACGAATAAACGCTTTAATTAAATCAACTACTTCATCCTCACTCAGAACTGGAAGATTATATTTTACAGTCGAATGAGCGAAAATTGGATTATGATCTGCTATAAGAGAACTAACAGTTCCCTGACATAGACCACGTACTAATGCTGTAGATTTATTACCTAACAGAGTAACAGCATCTTCGAATAATGCACCTAATCCAATCTTGTTCCAAGTTTCCTTTTTTGCTTCGTCTGGTTCTTGATTCTGTCGATATAATCGTACTTTCATCAATGCCTCGCTGAAACGATTTGGAAAAGGGGAGTTCTGCTGTGATAAGATATAGGATAATCCATTCTTTGCATCATTCTCATCCTTCCACTTAGCAGCATCTAGCTCAGGAACTACAGGAGCTTTTTTCTCTTGTTTAATTTCCTCTTTAGCTTCTTTCTCTGTTTCTGGAGTAATGTCCTTAAATGCTAAGGTCATTTGTTTACCATCCTCAGATACGTGATGCGGCAACATTGTAACACCAATATTATTAAATGTATTAATAACATCTTGAACAATGACATCATCGTTTGGAACTGCAAGACCTAATTCAAGTTTCTCTTCACGAGCTTGAATAGAAGCCTTAGTCATACCCCAAGCAAGATTATATGTGAAGGCTTGCTCCATCTTAATCGTTGCTGGTTCACCAGATTTCATTCCGGCTATATGACGCTGAGCTACTTCTAGTAGTCGAGCATAACCATCGCCAGACATTCTCTGATGTGGTTGTAACTTAATGTTGTTTAAGTCGATTTTTGAAGGAATCTCTTCCTTTGGCTCCGGCTTAATCTCTTCGGTTGCAACTGTTTCTATAGTAGGATCTACAGGTGGTGGAGTTTGTTTTCTCTCCTCTTTTTCTACCTCAGGCTTCTTTACTTCCTTTGGTTTTTGTGGATTATTTACTTGAGTTTGTTTTGCACTCTTGTTATCCTTTACTTCAGTATCCTTTACAGGAGCTTGCTGAGTTGTTTTATTTTTCTTATTAGACATGATTCAATTGATTTGTTTACTGTCCTTTACAGTTTTAAATTATTAAAATAACTAATGATAGAAATAGTAATGATCCCGAAAATAGTTAGTAAGCTAACTTGAATCCTCGTGATCTGGTGACGCTCTAGTTCTAGTATGAACTAGAAGATTTTCTCCTTGTTGTTGGTCTCCTTGGTCTCTAATAAACCACATATAAGCCTTACTTACAGACTTAATTGTTGCAGTAATCATTGGTGTCACTCCAACGATTTGCAAAGCCTGTATGGGCATGTGGTTTACTACAGAGACCTTTTCTATTTGGTCCTTTTTAGACTCGATATTACGAGTCTTACTTTGGATACCAAATCCAACAACAATCGCAAATGCTAGTGTCAATATTAAATTGATACCTAGCTTTGGGCTACCTTGTACTCTAGCGATTGCTACAATCACTAGAATTAAAGCAACAATCATAGAAATGAAAGTCATTGTTGTCATGTTCTGTTAATTTTTTGAAAGTTTATGAAAAATTTCTCTCAACCTACGTTTTGCCTTATTCAAATCGGACTTCACGGTACCGATAGGAATTCCAAGCTTAACACTCAGTTGATCGTAACTAAGACCTTGATAGTATCTTAACTCGAGTAAATTTCGATACTTAGATCTTAGGCGAGATAATGCTATTCTTAGAAGTTCAATATTCTCCGTTTTAATCATATCTGACTCGGGATCTGGAGCTGTCTCTTCTAATTGAATAGTATTTGTCTCATTATCTATGCTGAAGTTCTTACATAAATCCTTTGTGGCTCTTATATGATCAATAGTAGTATTAACTGCTATTGTCTTAAGCCACGCTTCGAAGCTAATAGGATTTACATAAGAACTGAGTTTACTAAAGGCTTTTATGAATGTATTACTCAATAGATCTTGAGTAAGTTCATCATCTTTAACTATATCAAAGATAATATATCTTATCAGTCTATGATACCGTTCATATAACTGATTAAAAGCCTTATCATCACCGTGTTTTGCTTGTTCAATTAAGATTTTTTCTTCTTCTTTCATATAACAAGCATTAGTTAGTGGAAACTAGGGGAGTCGAACCCCTAGAATCCTTTTGTTTAGAACGCCCTCTGCGACGACACAGCTATCTCGTCTGAAAGTAGGCAAATCTTATTACACTTCCTTATTTCTAAACTAAAATGGAATACCTAATATATATCTATAATAATATGTATCATATACATATTTACGTATCCAATAACATTGAATTAAGTTATCAAATATTTCATCAGAATATATTCTAGGTAATTCTATTTTGTCTAACATTGCTACAGCAATTCTTAGTCTTACTAAGTCTGTAGTATGTTTGCTCCCTATCATCTTATTAGGATGAAAAAGACGTTGAGATATCCAAGCAATCCATTCTTTAATTTTTGCTTTTATCTCAATCCAAGTACGCCAATCCATATTATCTGGACATACTGAACAAAATTTCCCATCTGGAGTTTTAATCCAACCAAAATATTTTTCATATTCTGATCCAATTATTCCCCAATCCATACAATAACCTTCATCTTCTCTAAATACTGGTAAAAATTTTTCATGTGTACTAATATTTTTAAAAAGATCTTTTATTGTATTACAGAGTTCGCCTCGTTGATCGAAGATTTTATCTCTATTTTCTTCCATTTATCGTCTTCTAAATAACGAATATTTATTATATCAAATAATTTTTCTGCTTCTTCCCAAGATATATGTAATTTACCTTGAATATCTGCAGTAACAGCAATTTTATTTAAATTACCATCTGGTTGAATATTCTTTATACTTATGAATTCTTTATATTGTTCATCAGTATATTGAATACTACTAGATTCTGTGTTTCTTTCTTCTGTTTTACTTGATTCAATTTCTTTAGATAGAAGAGTAAATTCAAATTTAGTAGGATCTTCCAAAATCTGTTCAACTATTTTATGATCTCTTTCGATAAGACCATTAGCAAATGAACTTAGTGAAATACTATTTGTGATTCTTATAAATGGTTCCTTACCATTTAAAGACAAAATATATTTCTGTTCACTGAATAAGTCTTTAACAATATATACTCCTGCTTTCATTTCTTAATTGATTTATAATATGTATCAATAACTCGACTTGCTGTAAGCAAATCAACTCCAAACTCTTCTTGGATTAGACGATTCTTTTCAAAATCATCATATGGTTCATCCATTATCTTCTTTAATTTCTCCTTTTCACCGGGATTATCAAAGTATATCCAAAATGTTAGTCTCATATTACTCAGGAATTAAGAATGGAATGTTTTCAAGTTTTAGTATCTCATTATATACTTTATTCCATTGTTTTGGAATATTGTATGTTTTATAAGAACTTCTATGCTTTTTGGGATTGTGGTAATAATCCCACCAAGACCTACTTAATACAGTGATTTGAGGAAATTTCTTACTTTTTCCTTCATTCTTAAGTAGTAATACAATGTTCGATTTACTGGTTATTAAACTCTTTGCAGATGTTGCTTTTGTTACATCTGCTCCTAAGTTCATTAACATTTTAAGGAAACTAACGACACTTTGTCGTGGTCCTGCTAGTATACATTCTTTATTAAATGATACTAATCTTTTTTCAGCTATTTTCTCATCCATAAGCTTTTTAAAATAATTAAATAAATTGTTATCTAGGTGGGATTTGAACCCACAATCTCCTGATAAAATTCAGGGCTTTATCCAGTTAAGCTACTAGACACCCTCATTTTCGTAGTTAGCACGTTGATTTACGCCGCTCCTAGAGCAGTGTAATCAGTGACAAATGTATTGCCATTTAAATTTAAAGTGAACCTATTTTACCTTTCACTACTAGTCAAATCCAAGCAGCCCCATATGTCTCATTGAGATGCTGAGACTACATATTACAACCTTTCTCCGAGGCGTCTCTACTGCTTCCGTATGTATCTTCAGTCGGTAGCTGTGGAGCTGGAGGGAGTCGAACCCTCGTCCTAATAGTTTCCAATAAACCTAATAAGATATATCACAGTTCTTATGATATAAATTTTTGAAACAAACATTTTTATGAAAGATAGTAGATAAAGAGAGATCGCTCTCTCTTTACCTTATAAACCTATAGTAATAGTAAGTATCCTTTTTATATAAGCATATTTTCTGTAAGAGTGCGCAATGCGACTTATGTCTTATCCCTAAATACATGTTTATCTCTTTAAAAAAGAATAATCTTAGGCATATAGCTCTTTATTACTATAGTAAATGCCTTTGATAGATCTATAGAATTTGAAGTTTTAAATTATCATCAAAAGACGATAACCATCAACTTCGGTTTAAAGCTCTAATTCTATGTGTGATTTGATATCATTACTATACTTAACTTACTTACGTAAGCCTATCACTAGGTCTTGACTCAAGGTTCTAGCGATTCAGCAGTTTCAGTTTATCGAAACTTTTCAAGTGATAGTAATGATCTCAGGCACGTGATCAGTGGCTCAGAATTTTCCACTCTGGCTCAAGGCTCTTGAGTATCTTGTTAATTCAAGATAATTTTATTCTACTCTAATTCGAATAATTAAATCGTGGTATTAATCTCTTTCTAGAACTAAATATACGGAAAGAGATTGGGAGGCCTCTCGGACACTCCCAACTCTGATTTCGGAGTTAAATTACTGGATTAATATCTCCAATAATCCTCACCGTAGATAGCACGCTTAGCGTCACTGACGGCTTTATCACGCTTCTCTTCGGCTTCCTCGACAGCCTTATCGTATTTACGATAATCTCCGTCGGACTCAAAATTTGTTTTGGCTGTAGATACAGCTGTCAAAAATGCTTTTTGAGCTTCTTCTTTTTTACGAGCCATACGAAGCTCTTTTAATGCTCGATCTTCTGTAGACTCTGCGTTTGATAAACGACGTTCAACTTCACGGGTCTCTTGTTCCAACTTCTTTGCAGCGATGTTCTCTTTTGCTTTGTCTACTGCGGAAGTATTTACTTTACCCTGATTGTTCTCTTGCTCTTGCATTTTTGCATCTAAATTAAAATCTGCCATAATTTTTAAATTTTTGATAAGTTAATAAAATTGATTTTTAAATTAAAATTGTTATTATTTACTTTTTAGTATTAACATATAATCCAAACCAATAATCGCTACCTTCTGACGTACTACTCCAGCTAATAGTGCCGTTAATAATCTCTTTATTACTATAATTACTATGAGCGATTCTATGTACACATCTAATTAGTTTATCAGTGATATCTCTACTTCGCAATATTTGATTGGTGACATTTTTTACATATCTACCATAAGCATTATTCTCTTCAAGAAATTGCTTAAAACTAGGATTCTCACTAATTGCGCTCTTTATTGATCCTTTTATATCTTTTTTACAAAGTGTAGAGGTAATAGGTTGTCCTCTAGTAGAAATATTACTAATACTAGCAGTATTAGCTAGATCGATAAATTCATGTTCAAATATCATTACTTTTTATTTTTTAGTTTTTGAAACTCTTCTTTAAATATCTCTTTAAAGATGTTACATTGAGAAGGATACATATTAACAAATTCTTCATCTGTTAATCGCCGACCTATAGTACCGTTGTCAATAACGGTCTTTCTGATAACTCTACCTTTTTCTTCTTTAGGTATTTTTATCACATTGTATCTTGTTCCAACTTTTCCATTGGAGCCACAAATTACTTTGTAGCGAGTAATTTCAGGTACAAAGGCTACTGTTACTTTTCCATCAGCCCCCTTCGTTTCTTTCTTTACTCCGGATTTTGTTTGCCCTACAGATAGTATCGCAAGTATGCGAGTGCTTACGTCTCTATCCTGTGCAAAACATACTACTTTTTCTTTTTTGATTGTAGCATTCGCCTTGCGAATACGTACAGTCTCCATTTTTCTTTTGTTTCGCATTTTAAATAAAATTGATTTTTATTATTAAATAGTAGAATTGTATATTCTTTGTATTTTATTATATACTTCTTCTACTGATTCGATTACTCTTACACTAAAACCGCATTTAAGTAATACACAAGTGTACAACTCTTCTTTTGCTTCATCATTATTACAAGAGGCTAAACCTACTTTCTTAGGTAAATCCTCTCTTTCTGAAGTTGGAGTTATTGCAGCAATTTGTTCTATATCAATAAGTATACGTTCTTCATGATTTAAGTACGTAATCTTTTTTGATAGAGATTTGCTAAATGCGGAGAGTTCTATAACGTTTCTTATTTCCATGTTCTTAAATAATGAATCGTGGCATAGTCTTTGTTTTCTTATCGTATGCTACCCCCTTTACTTTATTAGCGTACTATGCATCTTCACATAGTTTTGATTTGCTGTAGGACTCTGGGCTTATTCACGATTCGGGGATAACCACCATATTAATAAAAAATTAAATTATATGATAACTGGCGAGTAATCAATAAATTTCTTTTTTATTCTTAGTACCCTTTTTATAGGGTTCCATTTTAGGCTTAGGACGTCCTTTTTCAGAACGTCCTTGTTTTACTGCTTTACTTTCTTTCCACGTTTTAGACATAGCTCTTAAAAACTTTAACAATTTCAGGTAATGCCTCAATGTAGTTAATACAAAGATACTCTTTTTCCTCTTTTTTGAGAGGATTGTTAAATAAGAGAACTAAGTCTCTAGTAAAAGTAGGATTACGTAATAAGTAATTCTGTACTTCTACTTGCCATGTAAGACCTCCTCCTGTAGATATTGGTGTACCTACATTCTGAAGTAAAACAGAAACTTGCTCGATTAACTTAGAATCGAATCTAGGAAATTGACGTCTCAGTTCTTCTTCATTTAATGAAGTAAGAAATTCTGGATTATCTCCTTCCTGTTCCTGCATAAAAACAAGAAGTGCTCTTTCAAGCATTTCTTTTACTTCTTGTTGAGACCAAGAAGTTGGAATCTGTACAAGACATAAATTATTTCCTGTAGTTCCAATAAGATGTAACTGTTTCATTTTTGATAAATTTAAGTTATAACTTTTAATGACGTCTCCGCATGTACAACTACGGAGATAGTTTTGATTGAACGATTGTTGATTAACAACAACTCATATTGTACTATGAGTAACTAATAACAAGTGTCATCGTGAAGTTTTACGTCTGCAAAATAAATATTAAAAAACTCTTACGTAAAACTTCTTAAAATCGGCTATCTAACATATTTTACGTTATAGCAGAATTGTATTGCCAGTACAATTCTTATTAACGGCATGATTTTAACGTCCGCACTAATGCTATCTAAAAGTTGGCCACCCTTTTGATAAGACATAAGCCCCACATGCTTATCACTGATTCTCACAGTAATACTTTCTTGCTTCTTTAGCTTCTTTTTCTGTATTAAAATATCCTATAGTTTTTAATTTATAATTTATTCCAATATAAGCCATCCATTTATTTCTATCTTTTCTAAAACAATAACCTTTTCCTTTTTGTATTCTATCTGTATTTAAGTTATTTTCTAAATGAGATATTATTCTTAGATTCTCTTTTCTATTATCTAATTTATTTCTATTAATATGATCGCAAGTAATCTTTTGATTATTAGTATCTCTTTCTAATATAAAATTATGTAATTTTATAGTTTTGTGTTTTTTAGTTGACGCTATAACATAACCTTTTTCATTTAATCTCCAATGAAGTTTTTGTACTTTTGGTATATCTTCTTTATCTAATAATATATTTGCTAGTATTTTATTAGTATTCTTATCAAATATACTAAGAGTATCATTATCATAATAATTTATATATCTCATAATTTATTTAAGTTTGTCATCTTCTGATGATCTAATAATAAAAATATGCACTACCTTCACAGGCAATGCATATAAATGAATTATAAGTCAGAAATTCAAAAAAAGTTATTGCAATCATGATCATTTAATACTATCTATTACCGTAATTGGTACTTTGACAGCTTTCTCACTTTCTTTTTCCGGCCTATTTACTTCAGTCTTTATTTCCACTTTAGCATTCTTAGCATCTGGACCTGTTATTCCCGGCATAACTTCTTTTAACTGCATACTAATATAATAGTTTGTATTACGGAGATACTCTTCAGCAATCTCTTCATACGTTGCAGTTGTACCTATTCTATTAAGAATAGTACGTACGATTTGTTCTGGAAGTTCCATACACAAATCATACAATTCCATGTCATGCTTTTCAACATTCCAGTCGTTAAGTCTTTCTTCTAAAGTAGGAATAATGACCTCATTTTTAGTTGATTCTGAAGCTTCTTTAGCTTCTGTACCATGGTACTTATCGTACCCATACCATAGGATTCCTCCCAATAGTACGATGCAAAGTAGCCCAATCGCTACGTCTCGAAACTTGTTCATAGAAATAATTGATTTATTAATAAAACTGTGCAATATTGCCTTATTGATTGATGACCATTGCTTGAATATCTAATTCAATTTTAATTGGTTCATTCTTCCAAGATATCATAGGAATATTTAATTGTATTCTATCTTCTTCAGATATCTGCGTATAATTAAAATTTCCTGCAAACTCATCCTCATTAGGACAGTTTAAATTAATCCAGTAATTTGAATCACCTTCAACATATCTTTTTGGCTTACTTGTAAAAAGATATTGTCCTCCATCTTCATCTACTGCGTACCAAACTTCTACTTTCATAAATCTTGTTGTTTTTGTTCTTCTTCGTATAAATATTTTTCTATTCTTTGAGATTCTTTATTAATTAAAATAAAGAACAAACCTAGTATAACACCCATACCTAATGAGGTTATTATTAACTCTCCTGTAATAGCTATGGTGTAGATACCCCCAGCTACTACTACCAATAGTAGTAACACATATAAAAGACATTTTAATGAAGATTTATTTAAAGGATTCATAAGCTTGTAGAAATTGTTTATATGTACCTAACATATCCATTAATAAACCACGACATTTACAAAGATGGTTGTATTCTTCTTCAGTAAGAATATATACTGAGCCTACTTTCACTACATTGTTATTAATTTCTTGGATATTTTGAGAATTAGAATTAGATTCATTTTTTTTCCAAACAAATTTAATAACATCTGAACAGTCTTCGTCCATTAATCTCGCAATTTTGCCAACTATTGCATTGTAAAAATTAATTGCGTCATTTTTATATGAAAATCTACTTAGATCGTAAAAGTATGATCCACAGTCTACAGCATCTTTAGCATCTCTTAGATTAATACAAAAGACTTCTTTTAATGTCTTTATCCATCTTAACTTGTTTGTAATTACTTCTGTTTTAGAGAAATCAAATTTAATACCTTTGTTCATGTTATCCATACTAATTTTATATTTTTAATTGTTAATAATAATCTAAAATAATCCTAAGTAGATCATAAGCCACTAACGCCGCCAAGCTGTTACATGTATCTACTTAGGATTTCAATTTAATCAGTATGTGTTTCACAACAGATACATGAATAGAGTTCTATAATTCAACAAGTTTGTTCATTTTTTAAAAGGGAGAAATAAATCTCCCTTACCTGATTATGGATAGATCTGTAAGAAGTGATCTATATAACCGGGTTTTGTTGCAATATATACCCTATAACCTCCACTTATTTTAAATAGATCGAAGTCTTTTTTGGGTATTTGCATAGCAACAGTTTCTACATCTTGTTTCCAATTTGCATCAAATACACGATGTAACTGATTATGGAGATTATCCATATATCCGTACATACACTGTTGCTTGGATGCGATAGCAGTATTGATTACTACACCGTATCCTCTACTTAATTTATAAGCTAACTTAATTGCATCAAGCCAACTTAAATTAAGCTCTTTTTTAAGAGTCACAATTCTCTTATATAGAGATATACTACGACTCTTTTTTTTCTGAATTATTATTCTTATCATATTATTAAGTATTAATGATTCAGATTTAAAGACATTAGCTTCGGTAGCCGTTGGCATTCGTTCAGCCCGGCAATTTAAACCTACTAGACCCTAGAACCGCTAACTTGTGTATTAATCAAAATGCGTATGAAGTAGTGTAGTTAGTCTCGATGAGGTTGTCTTTACTCTAGGGAAATTGTATGCGTATTTCACAATAGGCATACAACGGTTCTGTCGTGACTTTCGTTGCCTTTAGGAGGCTATAATCAATGTTTGTAAAAATCTTTTAAATGACACACACGTGTTTCACAACAGATGTGTGTCTTACATTTTAACCAAAAGAATGTTACTGCTTTAATTCTTTTCTAACTTCATCTATAATACCATGAAAAACACTAACATTTACTTTATCCTTAAATTCAATATATGTAAATAATATCACACATATTGGATATAGGATGGGATCGTCCAACAGTATTAATAATATTATCATGTAGATAAGTATTCTTAATACTAACCAAATGAATGATATTATCTTTCTCATATATTGAATAATTTAATAGACTCTGCATTTACTTAGGCTTGTCACTAACCATGGCTGCATTATATTAAATTAAAAAGAGAGTTGTGTATCACTTCATACACTGGATACGTACATATATCATTTATTCCTGTACTTTTTGTTAAATGTATCTACTGCTTTTTCTCTATTAGGAAAGGTAGTTATTACTAATTTTCCTTCTTTTTCGAGAATGATAGACCACTCGAAAGCGTGCTTTCCAACTAGGATAACTTTACGTCCTAGTGCATCTGTTACGATTGCTCGTACTGTAGAATCACAATTTGATTTGTGATATTTTCTCTTACTCATAGATTCTTATTTATTAAATGAGTTTATTGCTAAAAAACATATTCCAACAAATATCCAATAAGCTAATGACCATTCGAATATTATATCTAATATTGCTGAGAATTTTGCTTTTGGATCTAATCCCATTGATAATAGGAATAAACATGACATTATGTAAAATCCTATTGTTGCTTTTGTTCCGTTACTCATTTGTTTCTATTTTTGAATCATTTATAACTGCAACGTATGTTTAATATACTTTTCCGCTATAGAGTGTTGCACTGACAACATTATCTATAGTAAGCTATGGCTTCTTTTGTTAAAATAGATAATATGCATTTTACACCTAAAACTTACAAATAGGGATTCTCTACTCTGGCATTATGATTCTAGAAATCAATGTTGTAGTAGCTAAGTATTTACAAGGATAGTCCTAAACCTATTTGTAAGAAACTGGTGTCCTTAATGCTTTAGAAAGTTATTAGTTTTTTAAATTTCGCTATATATTATGTAAATTACTAATGGGTCTGTTGTGAAAAAGAGTGAAAATGAGGGGAGGGAATGGTGTTTACCACTCCCTCCCACTTACTCATTACAACTCATCGTTATCCACTATTTCACCCTCCAACAACGGATTAGACTTCTTCTCCTCAGCTGCCTTAGCTGCTTCTTTAGCTGCCTTAGCTGCTTTACGCTTAGTATCATACTCAACATAATCAACAATGCGCTGAGAATTGTTGTACAAGTTCTCACCACGCTTGATGAGACTTGCATCAGACTTGATACATTCACCTTCATCAGTACACAGGGTATAGATGAAGACAGAGTTATAGATGGAAGCTACTTTCACTTGCTTACCATCTCTTTCCTTAGTCTCAGTGATGATTTTACCATCATTGTCCTTACGAATAAAGTCAGGAAAGCCTGTTACTTCAACACGACAGATGGGAAAAACTTCACCAATAGTTTCCTCTATTGCCTTGAAGTATTCATCTTCATGCTCTTTGGTACTACCATATGCAGCCATTAACTGCATCACAACAGGTCTAGTTTGCTCTTGCAGCACCTTTCTTAGACCTGCTTGTCTGAACTCGCACACTGCATAGCGTGCTTTGCCGTCTTTGGAGGTTTTTACCTCTACTTTCGTAAGTTCGTAGTTCTTTACGTCTTTATCCTTGATAGACAAATCCATAGCATTTTACGGTTACCTATACACCATAAGGTTCCATTGACACATTAATTCTTTGACGGGGGATTTCCCCTACTTGTTAGGAGAGGGGACTTGATATTGTACTGGTCCTCACTCTCAATTGCACACTATCAAAATTTTTATAATATTTTATTTTGGTCCTCGCTTTCAATTATACCCACAAAAATATTTTTTATAAAAAATTTTTACAACACTTATTATTCATTTTCGTTCTCTAATTAGAATTTAAATAACAGCAATATGATATTTGAACAAGAACTAAAAGATAAAGGATTTGAAATTAAAGATAATCAACTCTATTATGAATTTAGTGACTTTGAGCTATTAAGAGCTAGAGTAAGTGAATGGGATTGCGCTGATGGTACTAAAGCTTTGAAAGTATCAGATCTTAGGTTAATGAATCCTATAGAGGAAGGTATGGCTCATATGATGATTTCATATTCACTTTACTTTAGGGATATTAACAAATTTTATGAATTATTAACACTTTTAGGTTATAAGATACGTTAAAAATAGTTAAATTATGTTAAAAGAATTAACAGTTAAAGAGGTAGAAGCTATCCTAAGTAAAGATAATAATGCGTATGGTATAGATAGTATTGGTGATCATGTATATAAAATACCAGGTTTAGGGTATACTGGACCTAAAGGAGCTACTAGATTTGTAAATGAATTAAGGCAACAAGTTAATGGATTAACTACGAAACTCTCGTAGATATGTTAAATAATCATAAATAATGTTAAAATTATTTTTATTTTACTAATATTGGAACAAAATTAGATTGTAATACGTTCCTACATCCAGAGTAGGATATAATAGTAGTTTAAAATGCAATTAGTAGTAATATAAACCATTACTCTTACTCTAGATAACTGCAGTATATAATATATATTATCAAACTATATCATGATGAATGAACCAAAATACTTAGAAATGATCAGACAAGGAGTTGTTAACATAAATGGTGACGATTTTAAAATAATCAGAGCATATGATGGATGCAGAGGGTGTTATTTTAGACAATTTGAAAACTTTAGTGGATGTCTAAATAATGTTGCACAAGGTATTTGTTGTAGTGCTGGTGGTCACATTCTAAGAAAAATTTCAGAGTAATAGAACAAAAATTAATTAAGTACGTTTAGCCAGTATGGAAAATCAACAGGACATATTAAAAACCGTTATAGACGGTTTAGTGTATATCCCTACTAAGGATATGATAGTTAAACCCTTAGAGGATGAATACGTAGAGAAAGAAATTATTAAGCCAGTAGAAACTGGTAAAAAGGACGAAAATGGTTATGATATCAATGACACTGAAACAGTTAAAGAAAAAGTGTTAACTACATTCAGAAAAGGTATTGTGTTACGTCTGCCATCTGGGTATCAATGGCAAGATGAAAACAATCATCCTGAAGTAGGTGATGTGGTAGCATATCCTAGGAAAGCATCGATTGATTTTGATTTGTTTAAAGATAGTCAATTAGTAAATCCTTATAATGTAGTAGCCTTTGTAAAAGGAGAAAAATATTTTAAAGACTAAGCGTAGTCTTAATTAATCGTGGTTGTAGTTGGATGTACTAGGGGTTAGCATAAAGTTAACCCCTTTTTTATTGTATAAAATTTGCAACTTTTTTTGAATATTTGCGTTATGTGAATATGATTAAAGAAATGATAAATAACATGTTGGGTGAGTACTCAAAGTTCATTCAAATACAAGATGATGGTACAGTTAAGGTATTTGTTCCAGAAGACGTTAATAATCCTTCTATGAAAAATGCTACAGAATTAACATTATCTAAGAATGAAGCAATTAGTCTCATGGGTTTAGTAACCCAACCCAAACAATACGAAGTATGTGATTCTTCAAACAATTGCAGAATCATATCTGAAAAAGATCCTGATTTTGACGTAAACAAGTGGATTAAATTAGCACTTGGAACTATTAAAAAATAAATACTATGTCAGATTACCGAGTTACTATTACAACAGTCAGGGAAAAATGCCCATTTGATGCTAAACGGAAAAGCAAAGAATACTGCAAAGTGTGTAAAGCTTGGAAAGATCCTTGCTCAGGATTAGGTATAGAAACTACTATTTCTTCAAGAAAGATTGGAGAAGATAAAATGAAACAAATAATAAATATCATTAAATAATTATGATTACAGAATATAAAGTTATTAAACCTTTTGGTGTATTAAAATCAGGTGATATCCTTACTTTGGATAATGATATGTATACGTTCTCTGATGAGAAATCTTCTGACTCAGAAAATTATTATTCTCAAGTAAATGTAGCTGTATCTAGTAATATGATTGAAGAGTATGCTAAAAGTGGTTTAGTTGAACCAATTGAAAATGCTACTGTTGAATCTAAGGATGAGAGTAAAATCAAACAGATTCGTACTATTATTGCTCAATTGAAAAATACTTACAATCAACGTAAGAACAATATTGAAAAGAAGTATCAGGAAGGTAAAATTCAAACTTGTGTGAAAGTAGAGCATGATACTGTATATTTCAATATGATGAAATTGTTAAATAAACTCGAGGCAATCATAAATGAATAAACTAGTAAAAACCGTATCAAATGAAGAATTGATACCAGAGTTTTTACAAGCGCTTAATGGAATACTTAGGTTAACTGATAGGGAACTTGAATTAATGGCTACACTTATTAAAATGGATATGGAATACGTTAAGGAACCTAATACAAATAAGAATGTAGCAAACAGATATAATAGAAAATATATCATTGAGAATTTAGGTATTACTAAGGATAACCTAAGTAGATACATTAAGTCTTTCAAAGAGAAGGGTATTTTAATAGCTGGACCTGCTGAAGACGAACTTAGCGTAAATAAGGCTCTGATACCAGTTGTTATTGGAGATCGTTTGCAACTAACGATAATACTGAGAATAAAATGAAATGTTTAGATATAAAAACAGGTTCCATTCTTATCTATAAGAAATATGGTTTACTAAAATGTTGGTGGAATAAATTAATGAGAAAAGAATTACCATTTAATAAGTATGTTCTTTACTTTGGAAATTCTTCCATGTTTGTAGAAACCACGAACATCAAAGTAAAAGAAAAAGATAGATATATAATTTTAGAACCTATCAAACCATATAGTAAAAAAGAAGAAAAAGCTCTTAAGTTAGAAGTAGTAGAACACGTTATGATGAACAATGATAAAAAGGATTTGTTTAGTGTGATAAATATAATTAGACCTTCTACAATAGATGTAGAATCATTTACAATCGATGGTTTGCTTAAAAATAAATACTATAGAATAGTATATGATTCAAAAGGAAAAAACTTCTAATATCTATATACAGTTAGCAAATAAATATAATATTCCACATCAAGTAGTAGAAGTAATTTGTAATCACCCGTTTAAATTTGCAAATAGAGTTATTTCAAATGATGAAGATACTAAAACAATAATGTTTGGGTATTTATTCAAAATCAAACCAAAAAGAAAGTATGAAAAAACCAGAGAGAATGAAGAACAAAACAACTAAAGCTTTTTTATATCAAAATCTATATCCTGTAAATCTTTATGTTACTACTCTGGATGATTGGGAAGATGCTTGTGATTTTTTTGATTTCTTTCTTACTACCAAAGAACTTAGAAATGATGAACCAGAAAGAGATTGTCCCAAACTAAGTAGTGTAATGGGAGCTACGTTCTTGGTCAGAGAGAAATATTCTAGAGCTGTTGGTATATTAATAGTACTAGATGATTTACATTGTTCTACTTTAGCTCATGAATCAATCCATTATGCAGATGCTGTATATGATTATTTATCAATGAACGCTGAAGGATACAATGAAGGAAATGAACAATATGCTTATTTAGTTACTTGGTGTGTGGAACAACTTGAAGATTTTATAGAATGCAAAAGGAAGGAAAAAAGAATGATAAGAAAGATGACAAGACAAGATGGGAATTAATGCCTCTTGATTGTCTTGAAGATATTGCCAGAGTATATACAGAAGGAGCTAAGAAGTATGGAGAAAATACATGGCAGAATTTAGAGAACGGTTATCAAAGATACAAAGCGGCTTTGTTGCGTCATCTGTGGGAATTCGAAAAAGGAAATGAAATAGATCCAGAAACAGGTTGCCACCATCTTGCGCAAGTATGTTGGAATAGCATTGCTCTTCTATATCTTTCTAAGCACTCTATGAAGGATATGACCGTAGAAATATGGAGAACCGCATACAATTTTCCAGATTATGAAGTATCTAATTTTGGTAAAGTACGATCAAAAGATAGAATAATAGAACATTCTAACGGACGTCTACATAAAACGATTGGAAAAATTCTAGTTCAACGGCTAGATCACAACGGATATCTAACTGTATCATTACAAAAGAATAAAAGGAATTACAAAGTAAAAGTACATAGATTAGTATTATCAACATTTTCAGAATGTATTGGAGAACAGGTAAACCATATAGATGAAGATAAAACTAATAACAAATTATTGAATCTAGAATGGTGTACTGCTAAATACAATGCTAATTATGGTACTAGGAATGCAAGAATTCAAAAAAGGAATGAACACAGAAGAAAAACTGGACAAGATACTACTGAATCAACAAGTGATACTACTGTATCTAAGACAGATACTACAGGACACGAATCGTAGTCAATTCCTTGAAGATTATGCTGCAAATTTAGCAGCACAAGCAACAGAAATAATATTAGGACACAATATAGTAAGAAAATAATATGGAATTAAAATTTAAGAAATTACAAGAAGACGCAGTATTACCTAGTTATGCTAACCCTAATGATGCTGGTTTAGATTTAACAGCAATTTCCTTTACTCAGGAATTTGATAAAAGTGGTAAGTTAGTATTAGTATATCATACAGGTTTGTCAGTAGAGATTCCTGAAGGTCATATGGGTTTAATCTTTATGAGATCCTCTGTTTCTCAGAGATCTATGTCAATGTGTAATGCAGTAGGTGTTATAGATTGCGATTATAAAGGTGAGATTCTTGTTAAATTCAAGATTACTACAGATGCTCTTCCTACAATCTATCAGCCAGGTGAAAAGATTGCTCAATTAGTAGTAATGCCTTATCCGAAGATGGAGCCTGTAATTGTAGAGGAATTAGCAGGCGAAGATCGTGGTGGTGGATTTGGTTCAACTGATAATAAAGAAGAAAATGAGAATGCAGAACAGGGACGAGAAAGCGGAGCAACTGAAGGAGATAATCAATCAGTACAGTAAAAATCCAGAGTATGTTAATGCATTTTATACTAAACAAGAAGCAGTAGATGCATTGAATAGACATTATAAAAACAGATACATTAAAATAAATTTAGATTAATATGAATACGTATATTTATACAGGTGACAGCTCATTGTTAACAATGAAGGATAACGATATTAAGAATTTTGATACTATTAGTAATCACTACTTAAATATTGATTGGACTTGGGTAATTGAGGAAGATGGTACATTTGTAGCTAATGAAAAAGAATATGATGTAAAAGCTGGTGATGTAATCTTGGTTCTCTATGCTGGTTATAGAGAAAAAGAAGTACCAGTTGAAGATAGAAGAAAAGTTAGAGATTTTGTTATTATAAGAAATGAAGATTTTTATAATAATTATAAATTGAATAAAGAATACAATCAAAATCGTAATATGAAGGGTTGCGATTGTTGCGAAGCTTGTGTTAAGGAAGCCTAAAAATGAATTTAGCAGATATAGTTGGTGGACAAGTGGTCATACATCCAGATATGTTGGCCATCCCACCATTCAAAAAACTTTGGGATTCATTCAAAGATAAAGATTTAGCAACAAAATATTTATGGTACATAGTACTTAAAAACAAATACGATTCTCCTTATGTAGAAACTATGGAGAGAGATCTAATAGAACCTACATTAAAGAAAGAACTATTTGGAGATGAAAACTATGAATTACCAGAGATAGTAATACAAGCAGAGGATAGTTGGAAAAGCAGAACATATTCCTTACTTGAGTATATGTTAGATGGATTACTATTGAAACTTGAAGGTGCTGCTAAATACTATCACTTATCTAAAGACGATGAAATGGATTTAGATTCTATTAAGAAACTTACAGATGGTGCTAAGAACATGGCCGGAGTAATAGAATCTATTGTGAAACTTAAATCTCAAGTAAGAGCAGAGGAGATTAAGAATAGCAAAGTTAGAGGCGGTGGAGAAATGAACCCATTTGAATTACCAAAAAAGAAGTTGTAGAAACTACGACACAATAAAAGACATTATAAAAACCTGCCCGTTAAGGGCTTAAAGAAATTGCAATTATGGCTAAGACTAAAACTAGTAAAAAGAATACTAAACCGACAATGATTATTTTTGACTTTACTGAGGTATATAACAACATGAAAGCAGAGCAAGAAAGAGATTTAGCTGAAGCTGCTGCTTATGCTATATCACACATGGATGAAAAAACAGAAAATAATCACACTACTAAAACTAGTTTATGGCAGAAAATTAAGAACCTGTTTAAACGAAGAAAGTAATTTATGATTGATTTCACAAAGAAAATCAAAAATTCTAATAAATTCAGAACCTCGGCTCTAGCTTATATAGAGTCGGGGTCTTATTGTTCATATCCCAAAGGTACATCAGAGTATTTCAATTTTTGGGAAACAGAGGCCGATAGATGCATTAATGGTTATACTGCAGATGATGGGGACTACATCACTGGGTATAACTATTTTTATTTAAACTATTGCCCAATTCAAAGAATTGTATATAAAAATAAAAAGAATAAACAAGGGCAAGAAGAGTTAATCAAAGTAAGAGAATTAGCATTTCCAGACTTTTATGATTATGATTACTACTATTTTCAAGCTATTGAAAGTGCACAAGATCAAGGTAAACACTTGTGTGTGGCAAAAGCTAGACGTAAAGGTTATTCCTATAAAGGTGGTTCTATGCTTTGCCGTAATTTCTTTTTAATACCTGGCTCTAAGTCTTATGTATACGCATCAAACAAACAATATCTTACAGATGATGGTATCCTTACTAAGGCTTGGGATTATATGGACTTCATAGATGAAAATACAGCATGGGGTAAGAAACGACAAGCTGTAAATACTAGCATGCGTCGTAGAGCTTCTATGATTGTAACTGATAATTTTGGTAATAAAATTGAAGTTGGTTATAAATCAGAGATAATAGGTGTATCATTGAAAGATAACCCAGATGCTGTACGTGGTAAAGCAGGTATGTTAATACTTTGGGAAGAGGCAGGTACTTTCCCTGAGCTTAAAGCTGCATGGCAAATTGCTAGACCATCTGTAGAACAAGATGGTGTTGCCTTTGGTCTGATGATTATGTTTGGTACTGGTGGTGATGAAGGTCCTGCAGTAATGACATTACGTGAAGCATTTTATAATCCTAAATCATATAACTGTATAGGTTTTGAGAATATATGGGACGATGGTATCCAGAGTAAAGAATGTGGGTTCTTTATACCTCAACATACTAATTTGGATATACGTGATGAAAAAGGTAAACGATTGTACATGGATGAAGATGGTAACACTCTTCATGATAAAGCAAGGCAGTTTATTTTAAATTTACGTGAAGAAGAGTTAAAAGAAGCCACTAGTTCTCAACAAATAGATAGATACGTAGCAGAACACTCTGAATCTCCTGCAGAAGCATTTACTGAATTATCTGGTAACATATTTCCAAAGAAAGAATTACAAAAACAATTAGCAAGGATAAGAACTAACACTAAGTTACAGAATCATAAACAAGTAGGTACTCTTACTCTAGTTAATGGAGAGATAATTTGGAATATACAGAAAACAGGAGACATAACCGAATTCCCATTACCAAAGAATTCTGACCCTACTGGTAAAATAGTTATATGGGAACACCCAGTTAAAGATGCACCATTTGGTTTATATATAGCTGGTATTGACCCATATGATCACGATCAATCAGGTACTAATTCATTAGGTTCTTGTTTTATATATAAACGTTTTCAAGACTTTGAATCATATTCAGATATCATTGTAGCAGAATATACAGGTAGGCCAAAAACTGCTGAAGAGTTTTATGAAAATGTTCGTAAGTTACTTATTTACTATAATGCAAAAGCAATGGTAGAAAACCAGAACACTGGTTTATTTACTTATTTCAATAACAAACATTGTAGCCATTTACTTGCTGATCAACCAGACATCATTAAAGATATTGTTAATAATTCTACAGTAAATAGACGAAAAGGGTGTCATATGAATAGAGAAATCAAACTTTGGGGAGAAGGTAAGATTAAAGAATGGCTAGAAGAACTTAGGGATCAAAAACAATTAGGTTTAAATACTGTATTGTCTGAACCATTTCTAGAGGAACTTATTCAATACAATGACAAAGGAAATTTCGATAGAGTTATGGCATTTATGCAGGTAATGGTCTATAGAGAACAATTGTATAATATACAAGTAAAAAAGAAAGAGGATGTTGAAAAGAAAATGAGATTGTTTGATAAACCATTGTTTAAGAATACAGATGATTCATTTACATTCATGCCTTTAAATAATAATACAACCACATTTATGTTTACTAATTAATATGGAAAGAACAGTCAACTCGTTTCCTATCCAAAGATTACCGCTCAGCAAGAAAACTGAAGAATGGCGTAAAGATTGCGTAGATTATATCATTGGAATATCCGGTATAGCTTCATCTGATAGTATACCAGACGAAGAAGAAATGCAAAGCTATTATGATTTATATAATAGCATTTATAATGAAAAAGATCTAAAGTATGTTACTAATCCTTTTAATCAGGATGATGGTTTTCCAGCAATGGCACAGGATTATAATATCATACGACCAAAAGTAGACCTATTATTGGGTGAAGAAACAAAGCGTCCATTTAACTTTAGAGTGTGTCGTACTAGTGATATTGCTAGTAGTGAAGTACAGGATAAGGCTAAACAGATGTTATTAAATTATATGCAAGCTGCTATGCTTGCTAAATTAAGTCCAGAGGATCAAGCTAGATTTCAAGAAGGATTACAGACTGGAGAAATTCAAACACCAGAGCAAATACAGAAGTATTTAACAAAGGATTACAAAGATGCAGCAGAAACAACAGCATATCAAAGTCTATTGTTCTTACTTAAGAAAGAAAACATTTCCCATGAATTTATGAAAGGCTTTAAAGATGCACTTGTTGCAGGACTTGAAGAGTACTATATAGGAATTAGAAATGGTGAACCAGTTATTAAAAGAATTAATCCTAAAGATTTTAAATATCCTGCAGAAGAAGGTATTGAATTTATTCATGATGCGTCTTGGTGTTGTTACAGATCATTAATGTCGTGGAGCCAGATATACGATCAGTTTTATGATAAACTAGATGAAAAGCAATTGAATGAATTGTTAGAAATAGTAGATCAAAAGCCTACAGCAGGATTTGGTCCAGACAAAAGTCCAGTAGATGATTTTGTTCATTATAACTTAAAATCATATAATAAATTACCAGATCATAATCCTTATGGAGATCCAGATAATATTGTAGTTTATCATGTATGTTGGAAATCACTCAAAAAGATAGGCTTTGTTACAATAATCGATCCTGAAACAGGTATGCCAGATGAAATACAGGTAGATGAATATTATAAACCTACTGGTGAAGAGATCAATGTTGAATGGAAATGGATTATTGAAGTATGGGAAGGATACAGAGCAGGGGATGATCTTTACTTTGGTATGCAACCATTAGAGTACCAATTCCGTAGAGGAGACAATTTAAATAGTGCTAAATTACCATACACTGGTGCAGCTTATAGTAATACAAATACTAAAGCTAAATCATTAGTTGCTATCATGAAACCATTACAATACATGTATATCATACTCTGGTATCGTCTTGAAATGGCAATAGCTAGGGATAAAGGTAAGATACCTGTAATAGATGTTACCCAAATACCTAAGAGTATGGGTATAGATGTAGATAAGTGGATGCATTACTTAGGGGCACTTGGCGTAGCATTTGTCAATCCATACGAAGAAGGTTGGGACATTCCTGGTAGAGAGGGTGGTAAACCATCACCATACAATCAGTGGACTTCTATTGATGCAAGTATGTCTAATACTATTAATACGTACATTCAATTACTTGCAAAGATTGAAGAAATGGTGTCTGAATTGTCCGGAGTAACAAAGCAAAGACAAGGATCTATTTCTAGTAATGAGTTAGTGGGTAATGTAGAAAGATCTGTAGTTCAATCTGCTCATATCACTGAACCGTGGTTTTGGTTGCACAATCAGATTAAAACGCACGTATTGTCAATGTTATTAGATAGTGCTAAGTTTGCATGGAAAGATGACAAGAAATACTTAAATTATATATTTGATGAAGGTACTAGAACATTCTTAAGAATGGATGATAATTGGTCATATGAAGACTTTGATATTTTTGTAACCGATAGTACTAAAGAAAGTCAAGCCATTGAACAACTTAAGAGTCTTGTACAGCCAGCTATGCAAAATGGTGCATCATTATTAGATGCTGCTGAAATATTTACTAGCGACAATTTAAGTGTAATCAAATCCAAATTACAAGATATAGAAAACAACAGATTGGAGCAACAACAAGCAATGCAAGAACAAGAAAATCAACAACAGCAACAGCTTGTTGAAATGCAGAATCAAGTTAAGGAAGAAGAACTTATGCTTAAAGAAGCTGAACTTGATCTTACTAAATATAAGATTGATCAAGACAATGCTACTAAGATTACTGTAGCTCAATTAAATGCTTATAGAGGATCTGAGAATATGGATCAGGATATGAATGGTATACCAGATCCTATTGAGATTGGTAATCAAGAAATAGCTAGACAAAAAGCTGTATCTGATGCTATGAGCAAACAAATGGATTTAGCAAACAAGGCTAGAGCTGAAGAAAATAAGAAAGAACTTGAAAAACGTAAAATTGCTGCACAAGAAAAGGCTGATAAGTTAAAAGCTACAATCGAAAAAGAGAAAATAGCTCTTGAGAATAGAAAATTGCAAGAGGCTAAGAGGTTGCAGAAGATGAAAGATGATGCAGCTTATAAGAGAGAACAATTAAAAGCAAAGACTACTTTAAAAAATAAAGTAGTTGGTGAATCTAAATCTAAAAAATAGGAGGACTAATTATGGCTTGTAAAGGAGGCTCTAAAAAGGGCGGAAAAGGTAAACCAGGTAAGACAGGTAAATAAATATTACTAGTATGAAATGGAAAGATTTATCTCTTAAAGAGAGAAAACAAATATACGATAGTGTCAGGGCAAATAACCCTGATGCTACGTATCTTGATATCAAGCAACAATTTGATTCCATTCCTGCATATCAAGATGGTAAAGGTAAGACCATAAACAAAGCAGATTTACCACCTGAATATAGGACTGGTACTCCTGAATACTTTGAAAGACAAAGGAAAATATCAGGTGCAGTTAATACAGTTCAACCAGAAGCTTACATTACTCCAGCTGGATACATTAAAGATGCAGTTAATTTTATTGAAGATTTAGGTAAGGGAGATTATGCTGGAGCTGCTATTGATGCTGCATTAAATCTAATACCTTGGGGAGTTGGAAAAGGCATTAAAAAACTAAAATCCAAAGTAGGAAGAATTATTGAGGGTACTGAAGTTGATGGGGTTAGTGTTCACAGTTTTGCTCCTACTCAAACTAAAAAGAAAACTAGAAAGAAAACAGAAGAAGATTATGATTCTGAATTTTCTGAAGTATTAAGAAAAGATAGAAATTCTAAGAAGTACCAACAAGAAATTTCTAGAACAATAGAACAAGCAATTTTTCCAGATGAAAGAACTCGTGAATTAGTAGAAAATGTAGACAAAACATATGGAACTAATTATAAACGAGCTTATTCTAATATTGCATATAAAGACATGACTAAAAGAGGAAGTTATGTCAAATGGGGTGATACGGACAAAGATGGTTATGGGCAAATAAATATAAAAAATATTAAAGATAATGTATTACCTACAGATATAAATGATTATAATATAATATTAGATAATAATATTTATATGCCAGGAACTGCCAATCATAAGTTAGGACATGTAGCGGACGGCTTAGCTGGGTCTAGGAAGATTCAGGATTTTGATAGTGGTAAAGAATATATTACAAATACTTATTTAAATTATTTAGCAAATCCTAACAATGCATATAGTTCTGCAGAGTTAAGAAAAATGGGATTATTTGATGCTGCTGGTAGTAGATCATATCTGTTGAATCCTACAGAAGCTAAAAGTCATATGTTAACTCTAAAGAGATCATTAAAAGACTCTGGTAAAATTACAAACTGGAGTACTCCTGTAGACGAAAAGATGATTTTGGAATATATGAGAAATCCAACATCAAATAAAATGGTTAAGAATCAATATGATTTGTATAGAAATAAAAACGAATATATTGATAGACTAAATAAATTAATTCCTATGGAAATTTTAATGCCATTAGGTGGTGCTGGATTCGCAGGTTACGAACTAAATAAAGAATAATCAATATGGAAAATTTATACCCAGTATACCCAATTCCATCTTATAAAGATGGAGGTATACACATCAAGAAAAAGAACCGTGGTAAGTTTACGGCAGCAGCTAAAAGAGCAGGGATGGGTGTTCAAGCGTATGCCAAAAAAGTATTAAAAGACCCAAATGCAAGCCCAACTTTAAAGAAGAGGGCAAATTTTGCTAGAAATTTTGGAGGCAGAAAGAAAAAATAACAATTACAATCTAATTATAATTAATTATGGAAAACAATAGTAACGATACACTATTTGGATTTACAGCTATAACTGATATGTTTACTGAACAAGTTGGCAACAACATTCATCAAGATGATGATATTGATGATGAAGAATTAGAGAGACTGAAACAAGAGTCTGCTAAAGCTAGACCTGCTACTCCTGGATCTAAAAATAAAAAGACAGAAGAAATAGAAGAGGAAGAAGAGGAAGAGGAAACTGAAGACATCGAAGAGGAAAAAGTAGAAGAGTCTAAAAAATCTAAAAAAGCTTCTAAGAAAAAGGATAAAGAAGAGATTGAAGAGGAGGAGACTGAAGAAGAGATTGAAGAAGAATCTGAAGAAGATGAGGTTGAATCTAAACAAGTATCTGCTTTATTTGATGCAATCGCTGAAGAATTGGAATGGGACTTTGATGAAGAAGACGAAGAAGAAAAACCAAAGACTGTAGAAGAATTGGTTAAGTATTTTAAAGAAGTAATTGAAGAACAATCTACTCCAGAATATGCAAGTGAAGATGTTGCAAAATTAGATGAATTTGTTCGTAATGGTGGTAAACTAGAAGACTATTTCTCTATTACTCCGGACATCGATATTGATAATGTTGATATTGAAAATGAGAATGAACAAAAGACAGTACTAAGAGAATTACTGGCTAGAAAGGGTTACAGTGATAAACAAATTGCTAAGAAAATCGAAAGATTTGAAGATGCCGGAGTATTAGAAGATGAGGCTAGAGATGCTGTTGAGGAACTCCAGGAGATTGTTGCGAAAGAGAAAGAAGAGCTATTAGAGCAACAAAGAATCAAAAAGGAGGAAATGGTACAGCGCCAACAAAAGTTTTTTGATGACGTTGTCGGTGAAATAAAGTCCTTGGACAATATACGTGGTATTAAGATACCAGCTAAGGACAAGAAAGAATTATTGGCTTATATATTTAAAGCCGACGCTAGTGGAAAAACTCAGTACCAAAAAGACTATTCCAAGAGCGTAAAGAATTTAATAGAGTCAGCTTATTTTACAATGCGAGGTGACACTTTGTTAGATGCTGCCAAAAAACAGGGTACTAGCTCTGCTATTAAAAATCTGAAAAATAGTCTCAGATCAACAGGCGTTAGTAAAGGTACTAAGAGAATTAATACAAGTTCATCTAACTCTATTTTTAGTCGTGCAGTACAACTACTTTAATTAAAAATAAATTACTAACATTTATATGGATAACGGAATTTTAAATAATTTACAGATCGGTAGAGGTAAATGGTTCTCAGATCTTGTTGATGAGAATATGATTTCAAATGCAATGCTTACTAGACCGTATGAAGTAACTCGTGTTATTTCTTATGTATTCGGTTCTAAAGATGATGGTTATAGCACTTCTTTGGATGCGATTACTGGTGGTCTTGGTAATGTAATGACAATTGACCAAAGAGACTACGAATGGTCTGTAATGATTGATAGCGATAGAGCTGTGACGATTCGCTCTGCAAAATGGCAGGGAACAGAAATCACTGCTGCAAATGCTAACACAGTTATGGCAGGTTTGGGTAACACACCCATCATGTTGTGGTTAGAGGACAAATGGTTTGGTCCTGGTGCAATTTTGGAATTTGATAATAGAGAGTATCAAGTACGTGTTTCTGGTGCTCCTTATCAAGATGGTAATGAATGGGTTTATACTTGTTTCATTGCAGATGGTCAATCTAACTCTTATATTCCTAGTGAATATTTGTTAGCTGGTCGTCAAGTATCTCGTTTGGCTTCTGCTTACGAAGAATACAGTGAAGAGGGTGATATCCTGAATTATAATACTCATTTCAAGATGAGAAACTTCTTGTTTACAACTCGCTTGGATTATGATATTACAGGTACAGCTTATTCTACAGTACTTTGGATTGCTTTAAAAGATCCTAAAACTGGTAAGACTTCTTATTTGTGGTCTGATTATCAGGAATGGAAGGCAATGCGTGAGTGGTCTAAGAGATGTGAGAGAATGATGGTTTACTCTAAGTCTAATGTAAACAAAGATGGTTCTACTTCATTGTTAGGCACAAATGGTCGTCCGGTTTACATTCCTGCAGGTCTGTTGCAACAGATTGCTCCGTCTAACAGACGTTACTACACTGAGTTAACTCCGGAATTGTTGGAAGACTTCTTGTTTGATTTGTCTTACAATATCTTAGGTACTAACGAACGTAAGTTTGTTGCTTTGACTGGTGAAATGGGTATGAGAGAATTTGACCGTGTATTGAAACAAAAAGCAGCTACAATGAACTTAATTGATACGAAGTTTATCAGTGGTTCTGGTCAGGCTTTAGTTTTGGGTGGTCAGTTTGTAACATACAAGATGACAAATGGCATCGAGTTGACATTGAAACATTTCCCGTTGTATGATGATACTACTTATAATCGTTTGTTACATCCGGTATCTGGTAAACCACTGGAATCTTATAGAATGACATTCTTGGATCTTGGTAGACGTGATGGTCAAGCTAACATCGTTAAAGTTGTTCGTAAGGATCGTGAAATGGTTATCTGGAATACTTCAGGTTCTGTAGCTCCGGGAACTGGTTACTCTAAGAACAAGTCCACAGTAAGATCTAATGCAAAGGACGGTTACTCTGTTCACTTCTTAGGTGAGATGGGTATTATGTTGAGAGATCCTCGTGCTTGTGGTGAGCTTATTATGGAAATTGAAGATTAATAAAATAGGGGTGATTAAGTTCACCCCTTTTATTTAAAACTTATAAATTATGGATGTAATATTGAAATTCGCCCGTACAAATCCATGGGCTGGAATCGCTAAGTATAAGAATTGTAAAGATTATATCAGTACTTACTGGACAAGATCCGGTAATAGATATACCGGTTTAACTCCAGAAGATGCTAGACGTTTGGAGAAAGAAATGGGATATGAAGAAGGCCACTTATCTCCACAAAGCGGGTTCTGGAAAACATATGCAATTGGTTTAGGTGCAAGAGATAAAGTTTTACACCTTGACAGACCTGAAGATGAACTTGCATATTTATTTTTAAAAGGACACAAAAGAGTAGCAAATGGTATTAATAATCTCAAGCCTACTCATGACTATGTTCTTGTAAATAAAGAAATTGAAGCTGAAGAAGCTAATAAAAGAAACAAAGCTAAACGTGAGGCATTCTCTGAATTTAACAAGATGTCAATTGAGGAAATGCGCAAATGTTTACGCTTATATGGTCACAAGACTGATAATATCAGTAACGAGCTAGTTGAAAGTAGTTTGTTTGATCTTATTGAAAATGATCCTGATAAGTTCTTCTTGATTTGGGTAAACAACAAAGTAAGAGATACTCAATATATCATTGAAGCAGCTATTTCAAAGAATGTAATTCGCAAGTCTAAAAACATCTACTACTATGGTACTGACATTATTGGTAGAAGTTTGGAAGATGCAATTGCTTCATTGAATGATAAAAAGAATCAGGACATCAAAATGACTATACTTCAAGAAATAGAATCTAAGTAAAAGTAAACATGACAGTATTAGAAGCACATATAGCATTTAAGATTGAAGCGGACAAGAATGCCGTTAATATTGGCATATCTGGTTGTCCATCTTTTTTGCCTGAGGAAATTGATTATTGGTTGTATACAGCATATCTAAGTAAGATAGCTACTAAAGCTACTGGTAATAATACTCTTAGAATACCATTTGAAGGTAATATAAAAAGAGTAGCAGATTTAGAGGGTTTAGTAAAAACTGATAAAGGATTGTCTTTACTAAGTGAACCTATAAGTAATAGACTAACTATGAATAATTTCAAATCCAGCATTACTTATGGTAGTGATACTCAGGAGAAACGTATGTACTTCTTAGAAGGAATTTTACATTTTGGTAGTAATAAGATAGCTACAATAAAACTTATTAGTCATGAACAAGCTACTAAATTCTTAGAAACTTACAACAACAAACCTTGGATCGAGGAACCTGTAGCAATACTAGAGGATAATAAGTTAATAGTATTTATAGATAGGGATCTTATGGTAGGTCCCTATACTATAGATATTACTTATTTAGCATATCCGAGAAAGATTAATAATCAAGATATTACGTCTACTCTAGACGAAATTCCAGAGTATATGCAATATGAAGTAGTTAAACTAGCTGCTGACATGGCAATTGAGAATATTGAATCTCCAAGAACTCAAACACATCCACAGTACGTAGCACAATTATCAGAATAGGAGGTATAGATGGACGCAAAAAATATGCAAATGGAATTTGAGCGCAGGATACAATTAATAGATCCTACTCTTACTATAGACCAAAAGCCTAATTCTGATCTTATATTTTCAATATTAAATGAAGCTCAAGATAGATATGTAATGATGAACTATGTTGGTGATGATCAGATGGAAACTGAAACCAACATACATACTAGAAATACAGATTCTATTAAGAGTTTATTAGTAGAAAAAGAGTTAACCGCAACAGGTACTACTCTTAATGGTTTTACAAGATACAGATTACCATATGTATCTACTGAAGAATATTTCTTATATGTACATTCCTTTAGTAAGGTAAAGGGTACTTATAAACAATATAAAGATTTTGTTAGAGTAGATAATCAATTGGTTAAGTATAGAGATCTTGGTAAGTTTATTAAAACAGCATACAATACACCTATTATTAGGCAACCTGCTGTTGCATTAGTATCAGATCCTACTACTAAATATAATTATATAGAAGTAGCAGTGGATTCATATACTACATTAGGTAATGTTACATTGACTTACTACAGGAAACCATTAAGATTCAATACTACTAATGGGGCTAGTAAATGTGAACTACCAGAATCAATTCATAGTGAAATTGTAGATTTAGCAGTTAATATGTTTATTACTGAAGGTAAATATAGATTACAAGTAAAACAACCAAATGATCAACAATAATGAAGTATATTGAGTTACAAACCGCTTTTGAATTAGAGATAGATCAATTAGACAATAATCTAACAAAACCTACTACTTCAGATATTGAGTATTGGTTAATGGCTGGGTTAGATAAATTTATTAAAACTAGATACTCCGGTATCAATTTTAAGCAAACTGGATTCGAACAAGATCAAAAAAGAATAGATGACCTGCGTACATTAGTTACTAGAAAGTCTTATCAATTCACTACATATCCAGAAGAATATTCAGTTACTCTACCAGATGATTATATGTTTACTGTAGGAGAAACTGCTGTAATATTTAGTTATGATCATTGTTGGCCTGTGGGTCCAAGTGGTCAACCAAGAACTAAAAATACAGATGTGTTAGAAGCCACAGTAGAAAATATAGATAGACAAAGACAAAACACTTTGTCAGAATATAGATTACATGGTAGATCTGCTAGACCATTAAGATTGTATGAAGGAAATGAAATCCATTTGTACACAGATGGTAATTACAACATAAGAAATTATATTCTCACTTACTTGAGAACTCCTAAAAGGATTAGTCTTACTGATGCTCCATTTGATGAGTATACAGATATGCCAGCTGCAACTCATAATGAGATAGTTAAGTTAGCGGTAGAGTTGTATTTGGAAAATAAGGCTAATCCAAGATATCAATCGTATATGAACGAAGTTAGTACAATGGAATGATTATACGAAATAGTTTAGTTTGACGAGGAAAGGCTGAAATAAGCTGAGTAGAAAAACTAATAAAATGTTAAGCTAGACGTCTAATTAAAGTTTAACAAAAATAAAAATAAAAATTATGCTTAATCATGTGAATACGGTACTTATTGGTACTGATACACCTACATCTTATACGACAGCAGATATATTGACAAAAGGTCAGATTGCATTATTTGATCAAAATAGAGCAATTGTAAAAGATGCAGCTGGTGCTAAAGCTGCTAGTTCATTGTATATTGGCGTTTGCGAAGGTAAAGAAGATGTTTATAATGTAAAAGGTGGAAAGTCTACAAAATCAATTATTCGTTTTTCAATGCCGATCATGAAGGGTTCTAAACCTAACATGGTATTTAGTGAATATGTAGCTGCAACTGAGGACAAAATTGTAATTACTGCTACTAATGTTGCTCCAGAAGTTGGTCATCGTTATGTGTTGCGTTTAGTATACACTGACATCTATGAAGCTCCAGGACAATTTACTCATACTTATGAAGTTATTGCAAAGAGTACAAGTGCAACTGATTTGATCACAGCTTTTAAGAATAAGATCAACAAACACAAAGAAGCTAGAGTAGTAGCAACTAGTTCAACTGCTGAACTTACTTTGGATGCAAAAGAAATGCCATACAATGAAGGCATCATGTTGGATTCAAACTATTCTCGGGTTTCTGTGGAAGCATTTATGTGGAAAACTATTCCTTCCGGTTTGTTGAGTAATGTAATGTATCCTATTGCCAATTTAACGATTGCTAAAACTCAAGGTACTCCAGGTAAGGGTAATCCGAAAATTGTTCGTGATCGTGAAAATGCAGCTCTTGGTTACAGAGGTATCACACACCGTGCAAATGGTATATATCCGTACATTGCTCCTGAGTTGAAAGCCGATTTAAGTGCTACTTACGATACATTGTCTATCGAATGGGATAATAAATATCTTAGTGATGATAATCAATATATTAAAACAACTCCATTAGCTTGTGAATTGTATGTAAATGCTGGTAAACTTGAAACCTCTGCATTTCTGGCAGCTTTAAAAGCTTTTGTAGAAGTTGCTTAATCAAAAAATATAATTCAAACCAAAAAGGGGATTGGGAGTAATATCCCTTTCCCCTTTTATTTTATATACGATTGATATGGAAATGAATGAATCATTGTATTATGCAGAAATAAAACTGTTAACTACGTATTGCCACAATTGCCTAGATAACAAAATGAAAGATAAAATAATGATGTTTTTGTTTAAGAAAACGCTTTATGATAATGCTACTACTCTAGGATTAACTGAAGATGCTGAGCAATATTACGATGAGATGTTGAGCTTGTTAGATATGACCACGTGTAATTGTAACATTAATACTAAAACTTGTGAAAATGGATACTGTCAATTATGTAAATAAAGTAGGAAAATTAGTAAATGATTCTACTAAATATAATGTGAAATTGGATAGAGTGTCTATTGAAAACTTAGTATTAATCTCTCATTTTGATGAGCTTGTGAAACAAGTAAATGCAGATAAAAAATTAACATCAGAAGAAAAGACAAAAGTTCTAAAGAAGCTTAATAATTATATAAATTGTCTTAAAAAGAAAATTAATTTTTATCCTGAGAAAAATATTAAACCTGACTGTATTTTAACAGAGACAGAGAAACACATAATCCAAGAGTAATATGAATAAAAAGATATCACAATTTGAACTAACAACTAAACTGCAAGAGCAAGACCTCATTACCCTTGTACAAGATGGTGGTAATAAAAATATTACTAGTGGAAGTTTTACTACATCACTATCAGGTACATTTGCTACTAATGAGAGAGTAGATGCTGTAGAAGAAGATGTTGAGATACTAGATACTAAAGTAAATGATAACTATAAAGATCTTAGTAATAAGATAGTAGAAGGAGATACTAGTGTAACTACTAATCTTAATAGTGCTATTACTAGTTACTATGATATATTGAATAATAAGATTATTACTTTAGATACTAAGCATGACACCGATATGTCAGAGATTGGTGGTACTATGCAAGAGTGGATAGATGATATTGATAATAGATCTACATTACAACAATTACAGGATGCTCTCAATAGACTTACTGTGGCTGAAAACACTATTACTGCTTTAGCAGAAGTAATCGCTAATGGCGGGGGTAGTAGTGGTGATGTACCAGGTTATCATACACAACCTTCTAGTACTATTACTTCTTTACAAGGATATTATAAAGGAATAAGTGCTGATCCCTTAGTAAGTACTGATACATTAAATCAAGCATTATCTAAACTTGAAAATCAAGTAGAAGCAGTTGCAGATGGATCTGGTTCTTTACCTGTAATCAAAATGGGTGAAAGTACTACACCTACTGATAGCTATATTTATACTGCCGGTAAAGTAAAACAAGACTATGTATTTAAAAGTGGGGATACTGTACCTGGAAGAATAATATATACTACAGGTATACAGGGAGGGCAAACATTCCGTTCTGGTTGGGATGGAGTTGGAGCTAGTTTGTATCCATCAAATTCTAAATGGAATCTAGAATTAGATAACCTATTTGTTAGAGGTAATATGACAGTTAATGAATTAACTGTAAATGAAATAAAAGCAGTAGGTGGAGATATTTTAGTTACATTAGGTGATATGAAATGTATTAAAGTAGAGGAAAAAGTTAATGGATACAAATGTTACTTTGATACAGAAGATGACACCAAGTATAATGAATTTATTGTAAACGACCAAGCAATATGTCAAAAATTTGATGGACATAATGTAAAAAGATATTGGAGAGCCGTAACAGAAGTAGGTAGTGATTATATATTACTATCTAAGGATGTGTGTGAGCCTGGTAGTAGTACACCTTCTGCGGATGATGAAATATTATTATTAGGTCATAGAGTAGAAGGAGATGCTGAATATGACAAGCAAATGGAAGATAGACGTAATGCTATTTTCATTTCTGCAAAAGGATCAAATGCTCCAAGGATTGCCTTTTACTCAGGAATTAATGATTTTACTTTGGAAGGCAAAGATAAAACGGTAATTGGAAAAGATAGTAAATTTGTTGGTACAATTACAGTAGTATCTAAAGATGGAACTGAAACTGGTATTCCTATTTATAGAGGAACTTGGTCGGTAGACAAGCAATATTATTATTATGACTGTGTAACATATAATGGTAGTACTTGGATAGCCACTCAAGACAACATTGGTAAAGAACCGAAAGAAGGAAGTCCTTATTGGACAATTTATATTGCAAAAGGAGAAAATGGACAAGCTGGCGATGATGTTGCAAAATGGGTAGAAATTGTTGGAAATAGAATGTTTCTATATGATTCTCCAGACTTTTCCGGTACTCCCACTCCAGTTAATTTAGGATTAAATGTAAAGACATATGGAATTGTGCAACCATCGTATCAATGGACAAATGTAACAAACAATAGCGAAATTGTTGGTTACGGTAATTCTTTAATAGTTACACCAGATATGGTTACTGACAGAACTGCTGTTTTTAGATGCACCGTAACTGATAATGATACTCAAGCAACTTATTATGACGAAACACAGGTGGTTAAATTAGCAAATGGTGCTGAAGGTCTGGATGCATATTATATAGATTTAACAAATTATTCTGCATCCGTCCCATTTGATAGTTCTGGTACTATACTAATAGACCCATCTACAATATATACTGATGTATTTGCATATCATGGAATTACTCAGATACCAATTATTTCTATGACTGCCAAGTTTACTGAGGGTTCTGGTACATGTGAAGTTAAAGATAATAGAGTATCTTTGAAAACATTAACTTCTACTAGTGCAAGAATAACTCTTACAATTGAAGTAGACGAAGGTGTAACAGTAACTAAAGATTGGTATATTAACCAAAGTAAGAACGGACTGGATGGGTTTAATGGAGAAGATGCTGTTAGAACATATTTAACAGGAGAACAATTTTTTCATTATGCAGAATATGCAAAAATACCAACACCACAATCAATAACATTAAAAATGGATACTACATTAATGGATGTAGCTTCATATAAATGGTATTGGAAAGTATCTGGTACTTCTGAATGGACTCTATTAGAAGGAGAAACAAAATCTGAATTAGTTGTAGTCTATAATGGAATCTATTTTCAAACTGGTGAAGATGAGATTACGTTTAGATGTGTTGTAACTAGTGTCAGTGGAATGTCCTTTGAAGATATAATTACAATAAATAATGTTCGAGATGGAGAAAGTGCATACAGAGGAGCGTTAGACAATGAAAGTATGACTGTTCCTGCAAACTACGAAGGTGTTGTTAGCGATTGGTCTCAAGCTACTACTTATGCTAATTTAAGAAGGGGTGGTACAAAATTTGCTAATACTGAATATACTTTAACTTCTTCTCAACTAAGTGGGGTAGGTACATTAAGTATAAATCAGGAAAAGAAACAAATTACTGTTAATAGCTCCAGTATTCCAGAGAATTATGTTACTGTACAATGGCAAATAGATTTTGTACATGAAGGAAAAACTGTAGATACAGTAGTGTTATCTTTAGTAAAAAACGTTACTGGTAAAGATGGGAATATTGGTAATTCTTCTATACAAATATATTGTAATACCAATAGTACTCCAACACGTCCTACTTTTACAGAAATGATTTCTTCCAGTGGTGGTACATCTGGATCTTTTGCTTGGTATCCAGATCCTACTAATAGTACTACTACTCTTACTTGGACAAGTACAGGTTATCTTAATCCAAATACAAATAAGATAGATTTATTACCTGATAAATCAGGGTATAGATGGACACAACCTGTGATTTTTTCTCCGTTGAATGGAGAAAATGGTTCAGATGGTAGAGGTGTGAGAAGTGTTACTATGCAATATTATAAATCTACTTCACCAACTTCCTTGTCAGGTGGAAGTTGGAGTTCAACTGCACCAAGTGCAGAGGATGGATATTGGATATGGACTAGATTATATATAGTGTTTGATGATGGAGATTATTCATATACAAATGCAGTATGTACTACAGGTGCAACCGGAAGTACTGGAGATTATGGTCCTGGTTTAAGTTATCGTGGTGGATACTCTTCTTCTACTAGTTATTCTTGGACAACAAACTCTCAAGGAAATGTGAGAGATATAGTAAAATACAGTGGTTCATTTTATGCAGTAAACAGATCTAAAAAAGGTGCTGGTGCGTTTAGTGGAAAAACTCCAAGTTCAAATGCAGGTACAGATGGTGGTAACTATTACTGGGTTAAATTTAATTCTTTTGATAATGTAGCTACAGATTTATTATTTGCAGATAAAGCAACCATTGCTGGTTGGGATTTTTATAATACTAATATTCAATCTCAATCTGGTACAATGCGATTAGATGGTAGAACAACTGCTGCTGTTACAAGTAAGATCCATTTAGCAATAGGATCTAATGCAGCATCTTCACCTGGATCTGCACCATTTAGAGTAAATACTAATGGTGAGTGTTACACATCAAAATTAAATGCTGTAGGAGGTACTGTAGGAGGGTTCACAATCGAAAGCTCACAAATGGTTGGAACTAATACTGATAGTTATGGAAATAAATTTCTATTGTCCCCCAGTATTATAAAATATGGTTCACCAGCAAAAAAATCTACTTATGTTGCATTTGGACCTACTTCTGTTTCAGCTTCTACAGGAATAGTTTGCCCTGCATATATTTTAAATACAATAAATGATAGAGGATACAGTGGTAATGGTTCTGCTATGATTATACAAGTAGGTTCTTCAGCATATGGAAGTGCTCCACAAAGATGGATAGACTGTAATCATTATAGAACAAGTTCTCAAGATTATGGTTGGGGTTCTGGATTTTTTGTAGAAAGTAGGTATCTAGGAGATTCAAATAATATGGAAAGAACCATACTAAACGTAGGATCTATTCCGACATTTCAAGCACTTGTGAATGCTGGTTTAGTTACATCCGCAACCGGTTCATATGGAATGCGAGTAACTACCAATGGATATGTATATGTTCAATAAAACACCAATACAAAATATAATATGAAACTAAATTTAAAAGAACGGGGCATCATCATTTATACATTACTTTGGAAATATGATTCTTTTAAAAATTTACAATTGAAAGAATCAATAGAAAGTAAAATTAAATTTTCTACAGAAGAAGAAAACAATATAAGGCAATATGACGATGGAACTGGAGCAACAATAACAGAATTTAATTCAAATCTTGATTTAGAAACAGAAACAGAATATCCTCTAACAGAAGAGGAAATAATTTATTTAGCTGGAAAAATAATGTTTATAAATCAAAATAACAGATTGGATGCCAATGGTATGAGTTTGTATACAAAAATTGAAAACGTCTACGCACAAATTTTAGCTGAGCAAGATTGTGTAAGAATAGGACCTTGGGAATATTTACCAAGAGAACAATATGAAAAAACACATAATATAGACAACAATGGTTAAGAATAATGTATATTATGAGTGGTTTGCAAGTATAACCGTACCCAATCCAGATCAGGTTGGGTACTGGGTTGACTTGGGAGCAGATTCAAAAGGTAGAATAATTAAAGTTTACAATCACGATATAGAAAAATGGATTGTACTCTTTGATGTAAGTAAAGATGACTATGTACCACCATTTATTGGTTCTAATGGCAACTGGTGGGTAGACAATAGAGATACTGGAGTAAAAGCTACTGCAGAGACTCCATATATAGGTGAGAATGATCATTGGTTTACTTATGATCCTATCAACAAAGTATATGTAGATACAGGTATAGAAGCTCGTGGTCTTAGTGCTTATGATATTGCAGTTAAATTAGGTTTCGAAGGTAGTGAACAAGATTGGATTGATAGTTTAAGCAAAGCATCTGAAGATGCAGCTATTGCTGCACTAGATGCAGCTAATAAAGCAAATGAAGCTGCAGATAAAGCTAACCAAGCTGTAGAAGAAATTGAAGGTATAGTTGATGATGCAATAGCTGCTACTGATAAAGCTGAAGAGATTGCTAGTAATCCACCAAAGATTGTAGATAATGATTGGTGGATCTATAACTATGACACTAAACAATATGTTAATACTGGTATATCTGCTATTGGTGATGCTTTCACTTACAAGAAGGAATATCCTTCAATAGAAGCAATGGAAGCCGATTGGGGTGCTGCTGATGTAAAGTTAGGTGAATATGTACTTATTAATACTAATGATGTAGAAGACCCTGATGACGCTAAAGTTTACTTAAAGACTCAGAATGGTTGGAAGTTTATTGTTGACTTATCTGGTATGCAAGGTATTCAAGGTTGGTCAGCATATGAAGTTGCAGTACAACATGGTTTTGTAGGTACTGAAGCAGAATGGGTTCAATCATTAAAACAACCTGCATTAGATGCAGCAGCAGAAGCATTAGAAGCTAAAGCTCAAGTAGAAGCTACTGAACAAGCTGTTAAGGAAGCAGAAGCATCACGTGTTACTGCAGAACAAGGTAGGGTTAACGCTGAGAATACCAGAGTAAGCAATGAAAATACACGTATCTCCAATGAAGATAGTAGGAAAGCAGAAGAGGCTAAGAGAGTAACTGCTGAGAACGCTCGTATTTCTGCTGAGACCTCTAGAAAAGAAGCAGAGTCTAGTAGGGTTAATGCAGAATCAGATCGTGTAACAGCTGAAGGTGCAAGAGCAGCAGCAGAGCAATTAAGAGCAAATTCTGAAAGTGAACGTAACACTAAAGAAAAAGAACGTATAGCTAATGAAGCAATTAGAGTTGCATCTGAAAGTGAAAGAGTAACTGCTGAAACTTCTAGAAAGGAGGAAGAAACTAAGCGTGTAGAAGCAGAAACAGCTCGTGATACAGCAGAACAGGAAAGGATATCAAATGAAGCCACTAGACAGGCAAATGAGGCTGTTAGAGAGACTCAAGAGGCTGCAAGGGAAAAGAATACAGCTGACGCTATAACTGCCGTAAATGAGGCTAAAACAGCTGCACAACAGGCTACTACAAATGCTACTACTGCTGCTAATAATGCTAATACTCAAGCAGCGAGAGCTAAGGAATACGCAGACAATCCTCCTAAAGTAGGAGAAGATGGGTATTGGTATCTTTGGGATGAAGTTGACGATGTATATGTAAATACAGGTTGGCCATCTTCAGGTATCATCTTGAAAGGTAGACTCAATAGCCCAGATGAGTTAGGTAATATAGTAGATCCTCAGCTCAGTGATTCTTATATTGTTGGTACAGACTTATACTTTTGGAATGGTACAGAATGGGTTAATATGGGTAGATTCCAAGGACCTCAAGGAGAACCCGGTAAAGATGCTGAACTTAGTAAAGCAGCCATTGAAGCTGTATTAATAGGTGAAGTAACTACTCATACTCATGATACTAGGTACTATACTAAGGATCAAACTGATGCTAACATAAAGGTAGTAGCAGATGATCTTGCTAACAACTACTATAATAAATCCCAAGTAGATAGTAAATTTACTTCTGTGTATATCTTTAAGGGATCTGTAGATAGTGTAGAAGATTTACCTACTGAAGGTAATGTGATTGGTGATGTATGGAATGTTCGTAAGAACGATACTAACTACGCATGGACAAGTGAAGGTTGGGATGCATTAGGAGGTACTGCTGAATTAGCATCATTGACAGCTAATGGTTTGATGTCCAAGGAAGACTTTGCAAAGTTACAAGGTATTGAAGCAGGTGCACAAGTTAATAAGATTGAGACTATTACTAAAAGAGTAGAACTCAATGTTGTTAATAAGAATGTAACTATTCCAGAGGATGTTGCAATTGGTCCAAATGAACCTACTAATGATGAAATAATCTGGATGGATACTGATGAGGATTATGACTTTACATTTGATGGTTATAGTAAAGTAGATGCTGATGCAAGATTTGTTCATCAAGTACAAGGTAAAGATTTATCTACTAATGACTATAGTAATGCTGATAAAAATAAAGTAGATAATCTTAATAGTTATGTAACTAGTGGTAGCTTCACACAAGATGCAAACAATGCTGCTATTACATTGAATATTAAAGATCCTGTTACAGATAGCAATTCCAATCAAGTACTTACTATTAACAAAGCTACCGGTACTACTGCGGGTGTAATGTCTGCTGCTGATAAGACTAAGCTTGATGCTGCATTAACTGCTTCTGATAATATTGCAACTGCTACTAAGTTAGCTACTGCTAGAACTATATGGGGACAAGCATTTGATGGTAGTGCAAACGTTAGAGGTAATATAAGTGACGTGGATGATGTTTACATGAACAATAATAGATCTTTATATATAAAAGATACTAATGGGAAAAATATTAGTACACTGTCAATAAGTGATCAAAATGGCTTCTGTCTGGGTTTTGGTGCTAGCTCTAATGGCTACTTCTCGTGTTTAGACGGAAACACGATTTTATTTAGAACTGCTACTTCTCATACTGAAAGAATGAGGATAACATCTGATGGTAAAGTTGGTATAGGTACAATTGCTCCGGATGCTAATTTACATGTCTCTGGTAATAAATATAATATAAAATTAAATTCTACAACTGGTTCTACAGAAGATTCAGCTTTTATATGGGGGTCAAGTTCAAATAAAAATACAGCATGGAGAATTGTTGACAATCCTACCAGTGGGTTATGGTTACAGTATGGTGTTTCAGGTGCAGACACCCATAACATGACAATAAGTGGTATGAATGCCACTAATTTAAATGCACTTGAAGTAAAAGCAAAGAATTTAACTGTAAATGGTAGTAAAGTATGGCATGCTGGTAATGATGGTGCAGGTAGTGGATTAGATGCTGATTTGTTAGATGGTGTTCAAAATGGAGAAGTTACTGCTAAGTATTTGAATCCTATAACTGAAGCCGGAGATTTAAACCACCTTACTAAAAATGGTATATATTATTACAGTGAATCTAGTACGAATGTTCCAACCACATGGGGAAATTTATTACAATTATCTAATAGACCTAATCCAGTTGCAGGTACGTATGAACATTGGATTACACAATTAGTTTTTGGTACAAATGGTAAAATGTATTACAGAAATGATATAAACAAAACAGATTGGTCTAATTGGAAAGAACTATTAACACCAGAAGCTATGGAAGATACTCTGGCATATTGGTATGAGAATAATGAAAATTCTTCATCTACTACATGTGCAACAGGTGGTAATAGAAATGTAATTGAATCATTAAGAAGTAAGTTTAAGAGATGTATTGCTAAACCGTATGGTGATGATGCTGCATTAATTAGTTATTGTAACGAAGAGAATAGTGCTAATTGGCCAGATGGCACAAATATTACAATTATGAATAATCATCAGAATAGAATGGTTTATTTTCCAAAGTACTATCACAAAACTATAGAAAGAAGCCCTGGCATTTGGAGAACTTACATATCTGAACAGCAAATAGATGGTAATTATATTGAAGAACCTGAAATGTTATTAGGTTCATTTGAAGGAGCAATAAACGTAAAAGGTATGCTGATAAGTACAGCTTCACAGACAAGTACAGCTTCAAAAACAATGGCTGAGTTTGTTACAGCAGCTAAAACACATGGGCCTTTATGGGGTATTGGAGATTATAGATCACACGCCACTATAGCTAGAATGTTCTGCGCCTACTATAAGACTACTAATATTAGTACAAGCAATAGTTCTATTCCATGTTCTGGAGGTACTAAGAGATACAACTACGGTAAGACTGGTGGAACAATTACTATTGGTAATAAAGATGGTAAAATAGCGGTATTAGAAGATGCGGGATACTACTCAACTAACTTCTTAGGACTTGAAGACTGCTATTACAGTAAGTGGGAGTTTGTACAAGGAATAAACATTTTAAAAGGTAAATACGTTGTATATGACGGAGGTTCATTCCCAGATAAGGATGTAGCAGAGCTTGAAGCAGCAGGTGCTACTAATATCAGAGTTGTAGGATATGAACCTAATCCAGCTGCAACAGGAGCATATAATGGATGGACTAAAGCCATAGCTCAAGGTAAATATGGTGATGTAGTTCCTACAGCACATGGTGGATCTGAAACCACTTACTATTCCGATTATAGCTGGTTTAATCCAACAGCAAATAGAATCTTTCTACGGTCGGGTGGTTCGGATAATGGTTCTCGATGCGGGGTCTTCTTGGCTAATGCTAATAATGCATCCTCCTATTCGTGGGCGTATATCGGTGCAAGATTAGCCTTTTACGGTAAGATCGTTGTAGTTGATTCAGATACATTTAAGAAAATGCAGGCGTAATCCTGAGTAATACAGATAATTAAATATTAATAACAAGGGCGGGATCTAAAAGAATTACTATGAGATGACTTTATAGTAAGACTGCTGTCACATTATTTCATACTTGAAAAAACAGTCAGGTAATTCAGATAATGGTTCTCGATGCAGAGTCTTCATAGCTAATGCTAATAATGCATCCTCAAATTCGTAGACGAATATCAGTGAAATTTTGGAACTAACAGATACTTTCAGATAACTACAAAAATGTTTGTTGAACTTAGATCAGCCTTACCTCTAGGTAAAAGATAACAGGTGCTTTGAAGAGACCCTAGTAGTATTGTGCGAACGGGTCTTACCACCAAAATAGCTTATGAAAAGAATAGGCAATTTATTTAACAGGATAATATCATATGAAAATCTGGTCCGGGCTGAAAAGAAGGCTAGGCTAGGTAAAACTAAAAGATACGGCGTTAAGAAATTTGACAGGAATCCACATGAAAATCTGGTCCGGTTACAAAAGGCATTAATTGAAGATACTTATCGTACTTCGGAATACTGCGTATATACAATCATCGCCGATCGTGGTAACAAAGAAAGAGAAATATATAGGCTACCGTATTATCCAGACAGAATAGTCCATCATGCTATAATGAATGTTATAGAACCTTACCTTGTTAATAGATTTACTGCAGATACCTTCAACTGTTTAAAAGGAAGAGGTGTTCATTATGGAGTAAAAAGATTAAAAAGAGATTTAAAAGCTGATAAAGAAGGCACAAAATATTGTTTAAAATTAGATATTAAAAAGTTCTTTCCTTCTATAGATCAAGATGTGTTATCCTCACAATTTGAAAAGGTATTTAAGGATAAGAAACTATTAAGATTATTACATCATGTAGTTTATTCTACACCAAAAGGTTTACCAATTGGAAATTACATATCTCAATTTGCAGCAAATTTGAATTTGACTTGGTTCAATAGGTGGATTAAACAAGTATTAAAAATAAAATATTATTACAGGTATTGTGATGATATTGTTATATTACACCCAGATAAAGATTACTTAAGATATTGCTTACAAGAGATTGAAAAATATCTAGCTAATAACTTGAAATTAAAAGTAAAACGTAATTGGCAGATATTTCCTGTAGAAGCAAGAGGTATAGATTTTATTGGTTATGTATTTTACCATGATCATACTTTACTCAGGAAAGATATCAAAAAGAAGTTTATTCATAAATTAAGTTATAAAAGTAAGAATAAGAGGCTAGCAGCACTAGCAGCTTATTGGGGATGGTGTAAATATGGAAACTGTCATAATTTATGGTATCGCTTTACGAGATCTTATAATTTTAAAGATTATAGACAAAAATTATTAAGTGATGATGGAATTAAAGAAAGTACAGGGTGATAATATACCTGAAGTAATAGAATACCTAGGAATGAATGAATGGGCAGTTAGATGGGATATTGAAGAAGTTAATTCAGAAGATATACATGGCTATGCCTATTATGAATTAAAATTCAATGAAGAACCAACCTACGATTCGTTCGTAAGTAAAATCATTAGAACAAAGTATAGTGCAGATGAGGAAGCAGCATTAAAATCTAATATGGTTGAACAGTTATTAAATGGTAGTCAACCAATAACTAGGTTTGATGAATGGCAGAATTTCCAAGTACTTAGGACTAATGCTAAAACAATTGGCAAACAAATATTTAATATCTAATTATGGTAATCAAAGTAAAATACAATGGGGAATGGGTTAAGATACCATACTTAAGTGATGTACATGGTGAAGAACTCGTAACAGAAGCTCCAAAAGATGACAAACAATATGCTAGACAAAATGGTGTTTGGACTGTAGTAAATATACCAGAAGTTGACTTTACTGATATCTATACAGCATTAGATACAAAAGTAGATAAAGTTGAAGGCAAAGGACTGAGCACAGAGGATTATCTTACTCTAGATAAAACTAAAGTTAACAATCTTAATGAGGTATTAGAAAATGCAGTATTAAATACTACAGCTACAGGATCTACTATTACTCTAGATAAAAGGAACTTAGTAACCAATGTAGTAGAAAATATAGAATTGAATCTTCCTGCATCTACTACAGCTTTAGCTGGTTTGATGTTACCTTCAGATAAGACAAAGTTGAATGGCATTGCTGCTGGTGCCGAAGTAAATGTTAATGCTGATTGGAATGCTGAATCTGGTGATGCGCAGATATTAAATAAACCAACATTAGCTACAGTTGCCACTTCTGGTAGTTATACAGATCTTAGTAATAAACCTACTATACCTACTGTGGATGTAACAAAGTCTTATGTAGATACACAATTAGCTACTAAAGCTAATGCGAGTAATGTATATACAAAAGCTGAAGTAGATAGTAAAGTTAGTAGTGTTTATAGAGTAAAAGGATCTGTTGCTAGTTACGCTAACTTACCTACTGTGGATGTAACAATAGACGATGTTTATAATGTTAATGATACTGGTGCAAACTATGTAGCTACATCTACTACACCAACATGGGATAAACTTAGTGAGACTGTAGATTTATCTGGTTATGCAACTACTGCTGCAATGAACTCAGCATTAGGTAACAAGGTTGATAAGGTATCAGGGAAAGCCCTTAGTACAAATGATTATACTACAGCTGAAAAAAATAAGTTAGCTGGTATTGCAGCTAGTGCAAATAATTACAGTTTGCCTGCAGCTACCTCATCTGTGTTAGGAGGTGTTAAAACTAGTACTGGTATTACTAACTCATCTGGTACAATTAGTGTAACATACGGTACTGCAGCTGGAACTGCTTGTCAAGGAGATGACTCAAGACTAAGTAATTCTCGCCCAGCATCCGATGTTAGTGCTTGGGCTAAAGCTAGTACAAAACCAACTTATACTTGGACTGAAATTACAAGTAAACCTAGTTGGATTGGATCATCTAAACCTACCTATACTGCATCTGAAGTTGGAGCATTAGCAAGTGAAGGTACTGCAGTAAATGCATCAAAAGTTGCTAATTCGTTTATATTTAAAGTAGCAGGAGGAAGTACAGAAGGTACAAATTTGTATACCTTTAATGGATCTGCAGCTAAAACAATTAATGTAGTAGCCGGTAGTAATGTAACCCTTACTCCTACTTCAGGACAATTAAGTATATCTGCTAAAGATACCACATATGCAGTTGCTACCACATCTGCTAACGGTCTAATGAGTTCTGAAATGGTAACCAAATTAAATGGTTTAGCCACTAATGCTAATAATTATTCATTGCCAACGGCAACTGATTCTGTATTGGGTGGAGTAAAAACTGGAAGTAACATTACAAATTCTTCTGGAACTATTTCTTTAAGTAGTAGTAATGTAACCAGTGCATTGGGTTATACTCCTGTTAAAAATGAGTCTGGTGTGGCTAGTATTAGAGTTATGACTCAGTCTGCCTATGATTCGTTATCATCAAAATCAGCAACAACATTATATATAATTACAGGTTAATATGATAAAGTTAGGAAGTACAGATATAACAAATGTAATGTTAGGAACAACTAAGGTTGATGCAATATTTCTTGGTAATACTAAAGTGTATCCAAGTCTACCTGTAGTAGAAGGAGTATATGTATATCACGTGGATAAGAAATTTTATACTTTTCCTGAATTTCAAAAATTATCCAATACCGCTATATCACAAGTTCTTGGGTTTGCTATCGTGGATAGCAATGGTTCGTTCTTATTACCACCTAAACCAAATCTAACTAATGGTTATAGGTGGTGTCCTGAGAATTTTGATACTATTATAGTACCAGATGTTGGAATTGGTGTTGATGATCTTAATGGTAGACAAAATACAGAAGTGTTGTTTAATAACTTTCATAATGTCGCTGGATCGAATGAGTATGCTGCTGGATATGCATATAGGTTTACTCCTGTACCGATTGGTACTAATTGGTATTTACCATCAATTGGTGAACTTATTATAATTCACACGTATGTGTCAGAATTGCATGATTGGGTATTTGATACATTTGGCTTTTCTTATTTTCCTTCTTCTGGTGCTAAAGCTTTTTGGTCTTCCACACAAGGAGATGCTACTACAGCTTGGCAATTAAGTATTTTTGCCGGTGAACCCCATACAGCAGTAAAGAGGAAACCCAATGTAGCACTTCCAGTAATTAAATTAGGTTAGCAATAACCGCTATTACTTAGGATAGTGTCAATTTATAAATAAAGAACTTTTAAACCTTATTGACGTTTACTAAATAAACTGTCAAAAGATATCAGAACGCTAGCTAATCTTGTATTGGTTAGCGTTTTGTTTTTCAATCATCCTCTTTCAAATTATTGTAATGTTACAAAGACTAAATAATATTATATTAACGGCTCAAAGTGTAGCTACAGTGAATTACTTTAAAGAATTAGTTAATGACGGACCGATTAAATTTGTTGCCTGTTTACTATCTGGTGCAATGGGTTGGTTATCTACATTCTTTGCTCCAATATGGACAGTAATAGTTGTAGTGTGTGTATTTATACTTATAGATGCAATTCTTGGCACCAAAGTATCAATTACTCATGGTGGTAAGTTTGAATCTAGAAGATTATGGTCTACTTTAAAGAAATTCGGAAACTGTGCAATGATAATTTCTTGTTGTCATCTTATGAACACAGAAATAGTAAAGTCAATTGACATGCATTTAGTAGAAGCATTTTCTGGTATTGTTTGTGGAGTTGAGTTGTGGTCAATGATCGAAAATCTCCAAGCAATTGACCCTACTGGACCATGGAAGATCTTCAGTAAGTTCATACGTAGCAAAGGAGAAAAGTATTTGGATATTACAATAGAAAAAGATGATTTACCAAAGATAAAGAAACTTGTAAAAAAGATAAAATGATATTTTCCAAAGTAAAATTAGCAATTGCTGTTATTTTTAGTTTACTATTGTTTAATAATGTCAGACTTACCAAGAAAGTAAATGACTTAGATAAACAAGTAGGGATTGCAATGAACAATGCTCAAGTATGGGAAGATATTGCAAATCAAAATAAAAATGAAGCAAGGTTGTTGGAATTGACAGTAAATGATTTTAAAAATTCTAATGATAGTCTAATAAAGGTCGCCAGAGATCAACAAAAGAAGCTAAATATCAAAGATAAGCAACTACGTCAAGTAGCATCTACTGAGACCGTAATTAGAGATACCACAGTAAGAATAATCCCTTCGAAAGAAAAGGATTTCTGTGTAGAGCTAAAACCAAATCAATTGACAACCATCACGGTGGCTAGAAAAGATAGCGTGTTCACACATACTATGGAAATACTAAATCATCAAGATTTATTTGTATACGAAGATAAAGTCTATAGAAGACGTTATAAGAATTGGTTTCAAAGATTAATTCACTTCGATTTTAAAAAAGATAAAATCAGTAAATATCAAATTATAAACTCTAATGATTTAATTCAAGTATTAGATACTAGAGTAATACATATATCAGAATAATTGCAATACATTTCAATTTAGTGTTAATCAATAAATAAATTGAAACTATGCATTTGAACAAATTATTAGAACAAATTAAACGCCATCAATCCCCTACAGAAGCTATAGATAAGTTGGCAACAGCTTTAGAGAAGCATGAAGGTAGCCTGTTGGAGAAAGGCTTCACTATTTTAAAGTCAGAATTGGCTGCAAATATGTATGAAGCTATTAATGGCCCTCATTTTGATGAGGAACATGCTCGCTATGCTGTAGAGGGTATGGAAAATGAGGATGGTACAAAAGGTCCTCACTGGACGGTTGAAGAGACAACGTCCGTTGCCAATCAAATGGGCATAAACTTAAAATCAGAGAAACATAATAAGTGGGACTGGTTTGTTGCTATGAATATGATATATTCAGACTTTTATAAAGCAGTAGTAGCAATGACTGGTAGCGCAAATACCAAATATTTCGCAGAATTAGCTAAAGCTTGGCTTTGTGACAAAGACATTTCAGAAGGCAAGATGTGGCACTACTATGTGTACATTATGTGTGACGACGAAGAAAACGATTATAAAGCATACGAACGTATGCACAGAGATCGTGAAGAAGAATATGGTCGTTATGCAAGACGTTCTGGTAGAATGGAATACGCAAATAAAGAAAACGATTACCGATATCCTTACTCTAAATATTATGACGAGTATGAAAGACCTGGTCGTAATAGATATTATGAGTTAGATTATGATCGTGAAGATCGTGAAAAAGAAATGCGTGACCGTGATAAAGAATCCAGAGATAGACGTAACACATCTGTTAGATATTTCTAATTATCAAATTATATATAAATCAATTAAATTATAAATCATTATGTTAGAAAACGAAAGAATTATTGTACAAGACCGTGGTGGTATTGATGCTGGTATCGCTGCGTTAATGCAGAATGCTAATAAAGGTTTTGACCCCGCTGCTTTAATGGCCATGATGAACAATGGTAATGGCATGTTCGGTGGTAACGGTGGTTGGTGGTGGATCTTCATCATCGTGCTCTTCTGGATGTGGGGCGGATGGGGTGGAAATGGCTTCGGTCGTGGAAACCAAGCAGAAACAAATTCGGATTTCGCTCGTTTGGCTGCTATGGGTAATCAAAACAACAATACAGACTTATTGATGCAAGCAATCAATGGTAATAAAGATGCAATCAATACATTATCTACTAATCTGAACTGCGACGTTAAGTCAATTGACAACGCTTTGTGTTCTATCCAGAATGCAATTGGTAAAGTTGGCGGTGAAGTAGGTTTCTCTGCAGAAAGAGTAATTAATGCAGTTAACGCAGGTGACTGCAATGTTATCAAAGCTATTAGTGACTGTTGCTGCACAACTCAACGTTCAATTGATTCAGTTAATTTGAATCTGACTCAGATGAATGCTGATAACAGATTGTCTATCTGTCAGCAAACTAATACTTTGCAGAACGCTATTACTTCAGGTTTCAATACCTTGTCTAGTGAAAACGCTACAAGATTCAACATTCTTGGTGCTAAGATAGACGCTCAGACTCAGATTATCAATGACAAGTTCTGTCAATTAGAGATGAGAGAAATGCAAAATAAGATCGACACATTACGTGACGAAAAGAATGCATTACAATCTTCTGCATTGCTACAACAACAGACTTCTAATATCGTAAGTCAAATTAGACCTTGTCCAGTTCCTGCTTACTTAACATGTAATCCTTATGGATGTAATGGTGGGTTGAATGGATACGGTTACGGTTATCCTTATGGATACGGTGATAGCTGTTGCGCTTAATAAGAAAGGAGGCGATTATGTATCCTTTCGTATTTAATCCATTTGGTAGAAATAACACCGTAAATATTTTAGATCTAGTAATACCTAAAGTAAAAACTATAGCAATAGGTGAATCCACTGAAAATGTAGTATTAGGTATCTGCCCTAAAGTATGGTGTAGATTACCCAAAGAAGGTGTAATTGTTTTGGAAGTTAGACACACAGCAGAAGCTTCAGGAGCTAGTCTACCTGTATTTATCTCGGTTTCTGGTTCTGTAAGTACTGCTTCAAACACTCGCAATATACCTTTAGTAAATGCTTCAAGTGAGCCAATTACTGGTTCACAAGTTAGTGCTGGGAACAGATACATCGCATATTTTAATAAATGTGACAATGTAATACAGTTGATGAATTATACTCCTGCACCAGCTGCCTAAATATTAATCAAGATATATGGGCAGCTATGAGAGTTGCCCATATTCTTTAAATTTATAAAGATATGACATTCTCTCAGTTAACGTCGGGTACCAGAATACACGTACTCGAGATAACAGGTACTTTTAAAAAGAACACAACGTACAGTTTAGGAACGGTAGTCAGTGTATCAAAACCCTATGACGAACCAGTGCCACCGACACAATTTCCGATGCCTATGCAAAATAGACGCAAGCTCGTGGATCTAGTGATTTCGTGTGATGGTGAACAAAGAAAACTGTCAGTATCTGAAGATAAAACAATGATGACCGATTCATCCATTGGTCTTACTATAGCCACAGAAAAATCACAAATTGTTAACATGGTTAGACAGTCTCTAGAAGATTGCAGAATCAAGAAGGAGAGCCTGAGTAAGATTGATGAGGAAATGCGGAGATGTGAAGACATCTTAAAAATACTTAATATAAATTCGGACATAACAACCAATGTGACAAAAGATTTCAAAGAACTTGATGACTTAAAAGCTGAAGTGAAAGAGCTTAAACAACTTTTACAAAACGTATCTGCTGTTCGTCCGGAAGTAATAAAGAACACTCCACCCAATTCTGCTGAAGATAAAAAGGTAGAACCAGAGGGAGAAATAAAAAAAGAAATCTAAAAACACAAAGGTTGGCTATTTAGTCAACCTTTTTTATTTTAAATAATATGAGCACATTATACAATAACAAATATGATATCCTAGCTAGTACAATTCAACCTAACCCTGCTTCTGTTAAATATTGGGCAGATTTATCATCTAATCCAAATGGTGGAGATTTGAAATACTTTGATGGTACTAAATGGGTTTTAGTTAATAATAAAGCTACTGAGGACATTAGTGTTTTAAAACAAGATGTTGAGACTCTTAAAAAATCCAAAGTAGACAAAGTGAATGGCAAACAATTATCTACTGAAGATTTTACAACAGCTGAAAAATCTAAGCTTGCAGGTCTATCTAATTATAATGACGATGAAGTAAGAGAGCTAATTTCAGCTTTAGCACTTAGAGTAGGATCTCTAGAAGAAAGAGTTGCTGCATTAGAAACACCGGCTGCGTAATGGAATTAACATTAAATAGAATCTTTCTAGGTAGCTCTGCAACTATTGGAGAACTGTGGGTAAACGATACACATTTGTGTGATACTCTTGAAGATAGAGTAAGACCAGAAGGAGAAAAGATTTATGGTAAAACTGCAATACCTGAAGGTATATACGAAATGGTATTATCGTATTCACCAAGGTTTAAGAAAATATTGCCGGAAATCCTTAACGTACCTAATTTCACTGGCATACGCATTCATTGTGGCAATTCATCTGCCGATTCCAGTGGATGTATTCTTGTAGGTACGTGGGATGGTGAGAAAGAAGACTGGATAAGTGATTCTAAAATAGCTTTTAATGAACTTATGTCCTTACTCCAGAAAGCTGCAGACAACAAAGAAAAGGTAGCAATAACAATTAATAACTCGTGGAAATGACATTTAATTCACTAAACGCAATTATAGATGACATTTATAACATCTTAAGAGATAATAATGTATCAGAAAGTGAAAATCTAAGTCGTATACAAGTAGAGCAATGGATTCATCAGTACAGAGCATACTTGATCAAACAAGATCTAGATAAAGGCAGAGACATAAATGAATCGTATATTCAAACAATAGGACCATTGCATATTTCTAAAGTACGAAATTGCCCTACAGATGGATACAATTATAAATCTGACGAGGAATTACCAAAGTTTATAGATTTACATTTTGGATCTGGGTTAATTTGTGTAAAAGACTTAGATGGTAATTTGATTCAAGTTGGAACTGAAACCAAAGCAAAGTATCAAATTAATAGAAAATATACATGCAATGATTATATTGCATATCCTAAAGGAAATCATTTGTACATAATGGGACCAGAACATCTAGAGTATGTAAGAATAGATGGTGTACTAGAGGACCCAACATCAATTGGTGAATGTTTTGATAGGGATGATACACCATATCCTGTTCCTGCAAATATGATACCTACGATTAAAGACATGATCTTTAGTAAGGAATTAAACTTGATGCTGCAAATGCCAAATGATACTACTAACAATAGTACAAATGATGTAAAAGTTCAATAATGGAGACAAAAGCTTATACAGGACACAATTTTTATGATTCATACTTAGAATATGTAGAAGATAATCCACTATATCAAGTTGAATACAGAGTGTTTAGAGATATAATAAATGATTACTTTAAATACCTTAGAGATGAATTAATAGAAAATGGAAAAGAGGTTAAATTACCATGTAGAATGGGGACCATTCAAATAGTAAAACACAAACCCAAAGAGTATACTGGAAAGAGTCTTCGAATTGATTATGCTGAGAGCAAGAAAGCCGGTAAAGTTATTTATCATTTAAATGAACATTCTAACTTCTATAAATATAGAATATATTGGAATAAACAGAATATGATAACACCAAATAAAACCAAATATCAATTGGTGATGACGAGGGATAATAAAAGGCATCTTGCTCAGATTATCAAAAATCATATTAGAGATTATAGAGAATTATGATTACAAAATTAACTTCAATTAAAACGGTAATTGCTAAGATAATTGCTGATCTAGATTTGAAAGAAGATGACATGAAGATAAGTGACATCAGATCTTGGTGTGGAGAAGCAATTGAAAAGATTGGCGCTGTTACACAATTTATTCCAAAAGTATCTGGTCAAGATGGTACTCCAATTACCAAACTGTGTGGGCATCAAGCACCATTACCGTGTGATCTTCATCAACTACATCAAGTTGCATACTCTTTCAATTGTGATGGACCTTGGTTTCCTATGAGGAAAGCTACAGGTTCATTTGCTGTTTGGGGACATGGCAAATGCTGTTGCAACTGTGACTGTTATGATGAACTTGGGCACAAAAAGGAATGTAGACACAGCAATTGTTGTGAACATTGCGATCCAAATATGATTGTACAAGAAGATACAATGGTAAATTTAGTAGTAGATATGATTGGTAACATTGATAAAACAGAGGCTTTAGAATTGTTAAACACTAATCAAAATTTACGTACAATCATTTCAAATCTTATAAATGAACGAACATATAATGATGGATTTAATACTGCGAATCCTAGTGGTGGATTGCAATATAGTATTAAACCTGGATTTATAATGTGTAATGTTCCATCAGGTTACTTAAAGTTATCATATAGTGCAATACCTACTGATGAAGATGGATATACTTTAATACCAGATTTAACTTCTTATACTGAGGCTATATACTGGTATGTTACAATGAAACTGAAGTATCCTGAGTATTTGAATGGTAAGTTAAATCGAGAAGTGTACTACGATATTAGAAGATCTTGGAATTTTTATAGAAACCAAGCATATGCTGAGGCATTGATGCCAAATGAAGATGGTATGGAGTCTATTAAAAATAATTGGAATAAAATCGTTCCAGAATTTAGAGATCACAATACTTTTTATTCACATACTGGGGAAAGACAAATAATTTATAACGCAAATGAACGCTACTAGACAAACAAATACATTTGCTGGTGGACTCAATATGGATGTAGATTACTCTGTATTGAAAGACAACCAGTATATATATGCAGAGAACATTCGCATATTAACAAATGAAGGATCTTCTTTTGCAGCAATGCAGAATATAGAAGGGTTCTTAGCGTGCAGACCTTCTTCAAATTTGTCTGGTGAAACTATTATACACGTTACCACAATAAGAGATTGGGCGATTGTCTTTACTAAGATTAATGGTACAAATAACAATAATGTATATAGAATTGATTTTTCTAGATCACAGGAAGAACCAATTGTAACAAAAGTGGTAACTAATAGGCCTTTAGATATAGAAGTATCATCTAGCAACGTAGCTGCAATTAGTAGTGTATGTAGATGGGAAGCAAGTAATAATGTAAAAGTATATTGGGCAGATGGTCATTCACAAATTAAAGTAATCAATGTGGATGATGATCACATATCTAGTAATTCATCTATTACTTCGGATACTATAGTAATGCTACCAAAGGCTACATTACCTCCATTTGAATTTAATGGATTTGGAACAGGTAGTTTAGAATCTGGAATGATACAGTACTGTTATCAATTGTTTAAAGTAAGAGGTACAGAGTCTGCAATATCTCCACTTACTCCTCTTTATCATTTGAGTGATGGTGATCAAAAGACAAATTATAATGCTGTAAAAGGAAGTTCTAAAGGACAGAATACTGGTAAGTCTATAAAGCTACAAGTAAGAAACAATAGCACTGGATTTGATAGACTTAGAATAATCTCCTTATTCTATAAGGCAAAGAATGAAGTACCTGTAATATCCATAGTAGACGATATAGTTATTGGAACTGGTTCTGTAATAAACTATGAAGATAAAGGTGGTAGTTTAGTATCAGAATTAAGTATTGATGAATTTAATTCATTAGCCAATTACACATTTATACCTGAAGTAATAGAATCTAAAGATAACAGATTATTTGCTGCCAATCTTACTGAGGAAACATGGGATGTAGAATATGATGCTAGAGCATTTAGAGCTAATTCTTCTGGCAATGTATTATTGTTATCTAACTCTGGCTCTTCATTAAACTTTGCTTTATCTGCATTAACTACTACAAATATACCTAAAGATCATGATTGTATATGCCCATTTAATGTTGATGGTAGTGCTTATAAATACACTACTTCTCCAACAGGAGGATATATACAAGGTGGTAAAGGTAAGAATGTGTCTTATAGGTTTATTACTACAGACTTGCTAGAAGATGGATCTACCACATCAAGAGGAATGGTAAATGAAGAATTTACATTTAATGCCTCATCAAGATCTCTTACTAGTCTAGATATCAACTACGAGGGAAATGACAAATCAAATTCAATAAGTTTATCATCTGGTAATAAGATACCAAACTATTCTAATGCTGAAATAGAATCCAAAGTAAAAGGATATATGAGGGATGAAATCTATAGATTTGGTATTGTATTATACAATAAACAAGGTTTAGCATCCCCTGTACATTGGATAGGTGATATAAGGATGCCATCTAATAAAGATTCTGGTTATAAGTTTTTTACTTCCAATGAGGCTAGTGATTATGGATCTAATTTATCAGTTGTTACTAAACCTCTTGGTATTGAATTTGAAGTAAAGAATTTACCATCAGACGTAGTAAGATATGAGATAGTTAGATGCGAAAGAACTCTATCTGATAGAACTATATTAGCTCAAGGAGTAGTAAGTTGCATTACGAATTATGATAGAGATTCTAACATCTTAACACCATTCCCATATCTAGCTTATTCAAATAAGCATGGCTATTATGCAAAGACCCACAATAATGGAGATTTCCAATATACCTTTAATTTGTCAAATACACAATCTAACAATTATTTCATGTTTGTATCTCCAGAAATAGCAGTCAACAGAGAAAATGCTGATGCATTAATTGATAAGTTTCAAACAGTTGAAAAGGTAGGATTTATGACATCTCCTATTACTGCGGACGGTGATTGGGGAATTACAGAAGCTGGAGCTACAAAAGTATTAGCAAATGCTAGATCTATAAAGTACGATGGTTCCACAATAAAACCAACTAAATCATTAGGAGGTCAGCCTAGTAATGGCTATGTATCTGGAGGATGTGTTGTGATAAATAATGATGATTTTTATGCAGCATTGTTAGCTAAATACTATGGACTATATGTTGAAAGTGGTGTACAATCAGCTGCAATAGAAAGTGCAAAATATGCTGGTCCTAGTAGTCCTTGGTTAACAAACGGTGATCAGCCTTGGTATAATGCTGAAGCAGTGACTATTGGTGACAAAGTTTATTATAACTGGGTGTGGGATAATATTAGAACTGCAGGAGATGGTGAAGTAGATAAGACTGATGCAAACAATGTTAGAAAATATGGTCCACATGGAATTTGTGCTATATTTAAAAGTGATAACATGATCTCTAACATATCTTTAGCATCAGGATCTTCAAGTGCTAGATATTTAAATGCAGTAGTATTATGCAACATGAAACAAAGTGTAAATGCTTATGGTGGCAATTCCTACTCTGCTGTACAGAATTCTGTGTATATTACTACAGGAGCTAGTGCTGAATCTAGTGTTTCCACAGTGTTGTGTTATGGTGGCGATACTTATCTAAACATATTTGATTATAATAACTGTATGTTTAGTTACAATACAGATGATTATTATAATAATAAGGCAAATAGATTATTCTTAGGTGCGTTCATACCATGTGAATCAAGTGTTAATTTAGCATTAACCCATGCTGATTCATCTATAAATAGAACTTATCAAGCTGGTGATGGATATGCTAATCATTTCGTAGAAGATGATATAGTTACTGTTGGAGATTTATATACTCAAAATACTCCATCATATGCATACAATGACGCATATTCTGCTCAGCCTAATGCAAAGAAATTTGTAGCTAAATCTATCTATAATATAGATAATCTATTAACAGATACTCGTATCATATCTTCAGAACTGAAAACAAATAATGAAGTTACTGATTCGTGGACAAAATTTAAAGTAGCTAATTATCTTGATGTAGATACTAGATTTGGTCCAATTAATGATATGAAACTGTTTAAAAATAATTTAGTATTCTGGCAAACAGACGCTTTTGGCACAGTTGCAGTGAATGAACGTTCTATTATAACTGATAATAATCCAGGTGCTCTTACTCTAGGTACTGGTGGTATACTAGATAGATATGACTACTTTACTACAATGAATGGTGAAAGTCCTAACCAGTTAAGAGCAAACACTCAATCAGATAGTACTGTATACTGGTATGATAGTAAACGTAATGAGATATGTGGTTTTAATGGTCAATTACAAACAGTATCTAAATTAAAAGGAGTTCAATCTTATTTGAATAAGAATAAAGACTTGTTTAAAAAAGATCCTATTGCAGTATATGATAAGAAATACAATGAAGTTCTGTTTACTCTAGGAGATAAAACATTAGCATTTAATGAACAATTAGGAGTATTTACTTCATTCTATAACTATAATCCAGACTATTACGCAGAGTTTAGTGATAAACTATATTTATTTAAATCATTGAAACTGTTTAAATATAATGGTGGTGAACAAGCTGATTTAGATTCTGACAAAGCAAAGGTATCTGAAATAGAATTTGTAGTTAACAAAGATTATCCACAAACCAAAACATTTGATAATGTTGAATATAGTGGTAATTTTACTACGGATACTAACTTTGATTTGATATTATTTACTACAAAAAGACAAACTAGTGAGACATTAACTAGTGCAGATATTGATTATAGAGAGGATACTTATAAATTTGCAATTCCTCGTAATTCTTTGAAGCTTAATGAAGTAGAACAACTGGCTAATAAATCATACAAAGATAGGATGAAAGGAAAATATCTTATCTGTAATTATAAGTATGATTGTAATGGTGGTAATGAATTTAAAGTACCATATATTAGCACAGCTTATAGATACTCAATGATATAATATGAAAAAGAAAAACAATAAAAAGACTATACCAGCATATGCGTTTGGCATGGATCAATTGTCAAACTACCTTGGTGGAGCTAATGTACTTGGTTCTGCCATTTCTGGTTTATCAGAAGAAGGTTCAACAGGTGATATTGCAGGTAGTACTATTGGCAGTGCAGCTTCGTTAGCCGGTGCTGGTCTCACTGTAGGTGGTCCTATTGGTGCTGCTGTTGGTGGTGGATTAGGATTAGTGAGTGGACTTATTGGTTCAATTAAACGCAAGAAACAAATGCAAGCGTTAAGACGCAGAAAAGAAACTCTCAATAAAACTAAAATAGGTATGAATGCCGCAGCTGAAACTGAAGGAGAATATTGGGATGATAATGATCTTGCATATACATTTGAGAATGGTGGAATACTCCCAGACTTAGCTTACTTGGACAATAACGAAGTGGTCAGAGATGACTCTGGTAATATTGTTCAGGTTCCAAACACACAACCTGGCACAGATAATCATCTAGTGGATGCATCTACTTTAGAATCTGTATTATCTGACAAGATTAAAAGACCAGGTACAAATCGTACATTTGCTAAGGAAGGACAAATATTATCTAAAATGACAAAACCTAGCAAAGGCAAAGATATATTTGCTGAAAATACAAACAGATTAAATAAAATAAATGCTAACAAAGCTTATAATAAATTGTTAGCAGAACAAGAAGCCGTTAAAGCTGCAAAGGGCGTTAAACCCAAAGTAAAAGGAATACCTGCATATGCAGATGGTAAAGGTAAAACTGTAGACGATGTTAGAAGTAAGATGAATGCAGATACATACGCTGCATATTCTGATTTCTTCGATGAACTCGGTACAGGATTAAATAAATTTGGTGAAGCATTGGGGTATTTTCCAAAACGCATATTTGGTCCTCTTATAAATAACAAGGGTATAACTGACGCTGTAAAATCTGCAAGAGATACAAAGCCTTCTGTCACTTCTACCAATTACACTGGTGACTCCAACGTTGGTAAAGTATTTAACAGAAGTACATCTATGAATCCTTTATCAATTGGCTCTCCTACTACTGGTGCTTGGTTTTCATATCCAACACAAATGATAGATGCAATCACATATGCAAACGATGAACCAATCGCTGTTGATATACCTCTTTTACCGATTGAATCTGAACCAACTTTAACAAACACGTACACAAATGCATCGAATAAACAAGTTACAAAAACCCCTAGTACTACTGGTTCTGTAACCACCAAACAGACAACCAAACCTAACATTACTAAAACTACTACTCAAAGATTATCTGAACCAGCAATACCACTAGTAAACACTAGTATGGCAATAGATTGGGAGGATGTTGTTACTCCAGTAAATATACCAACGTCTGCAGATGAAGCTACTAAGAAACGTGCACTTGGTAAACCAAAAAGTGGGTATTCACCAGATTGGTTATCGTTGGCTCCTACGGTGTATAATACTTTACAATCATTAAGAGGACCAGAAGAAGAACCATTAGTATTAAACCCATATGCTGGTGCAGTTAGAAATACAATAGCTAGACGTAGAATGAACATTGAACCAGCTAGACTAGCTAACAGTAGATCAAGG